CATGTATCGAGATTCCCGTCGTTCTCCAACCAGTCCGGAACCTTGCTCTTGATCAGAGCGTAAGCGGCGTCCAGGATGTCCTGGGTATTGGAGTCGATGGGGTATGAGATGTACCCGCTCGTACTCATCAGGTTCCTTTCTTCTGGTGGATCGAGACGCCGATGTTGACGTGATCGACGAGAGAGTCTACCTGATCCGGACGCTCCTCAACGATCAAGACTGCCCGCGGCTCTTGCGCGCCGATATAGCTCGCGATGTCTTCCGCGCCTAGAGGCATCCGGCGCATCGCGAAGTCCATCGTCCCGAACGTCGGTACCTCGTCCCGCCACCCGGGGTGAGTCGCCAGGATCGCCACGACGCAGTTGGCCACATCTTCGATGGAGTCCTGCTCCACGACGTTCGCCCCAGCCTTGCCGAGCCGGAAGGGAAGATCGAAATGCGGGCAATCGACGCTAGGCACCGGGTACCATTCCCGGCACGGCTCCCGGCGGCATCTGCGTCATTCCTGCCGATCCGAACTGCGCCATCTGAACCATGACCGTGTCCCTCTCGGCATCGAGACCGAGCGCAGACAGGATGTCAGCGGCAACCTCGTCGCTTCCCTTGGCGAGAGTCTCGTCCGGCCCCAGTCTGATTGATACCTGTACCTGCATAGCTCCCTCCTAGTGATCGGCGTAGAATTGAATACCGCTGAGAGAGGCCCATCCGGTGTTCGCACCAGTGGTCAGTCCCCCATACCAAAGAAAGACCCCCGAGTCCGTAACGTCTATACGTGCTATGCCGCCTCCAGCTGGTTGTGAAAAGATGATGTTTCCGGTAGGCCATACCCCAGAAGGAAGCTGAGCAATAACTGTTCCATTCCCGGGATCGGTCGGTCGTGTTATCAATCCTTGTACCAACACTAGCCCGCTCGACAGTTGACGGTAACGCGCAGGCGCGTAACCATTGGCATAGTTGCCCCAGCTGTTCTGAAGGCTAATGGGCACCCAAGCGGTATCCGTGTAGCCGAGGATCCATTGCCAGGCAGACCAAGAACCCGCTCCATTCTGGAACCGTTGATAAGTCGCGTAAGCTCCATGTTGGTAAAAGACCTGACGGCAAGCTCCAGTGTAGGTAATGTTGGTAACCATGAGCGCGCCGTACGCTCCGGGCACCGGCGAGTTCGTGTAGCCGGGAGCAATGGAGTACCACCCATTGTAGACCGCTTGATTGAGGTCGCTTGATGGCGGCGGCGGGCCGACATCCGAGAGAGACAGCGCCCTAGAGGTCAGCCAGGAGCTAGTCGAGGCCTGGTACTCATGAACGGTTAGCGAAGTATTGCTCGTCGGTCGTTCTTCCAGCCAGATGTCGCCATCGACTGGGTTTGGGGGAGGGCCAGCCGAGGAAGGGCTGCTGATGATGCTCGGACGCTTATCGGTTGGCCACCAAGCAACGATCCAAAGTTCTTGGTTGTTATCAAAGACAACGAGGCATTCGTCTTCGTCCTGGGGCAGCGACATATTGTCGCGCGCAGACCAGCGAACGTTCTCGTGGACGAGATCCGGATGAATGTCCGGGATGATGACACCGCAACGAGCCAAGAAGTTCAAAGGCGGCTGCGTGATCGTTCCCTTCCAGATCGCCCCGAGGCTCTGACGAGCCGGCATATCCATCCAGACTTGACTCATACCGGATCGTAAGAGTAGTAGCGGCAAATGCCGGTGTAGATGGCCTTGGCTATGTCGTCACGCTTGTGATCGAGGTAGTCGCCGTCGCTCGCTCGTCCGCACTCCATGATGCAATGCGCGGTACATTGAGCGCCAGTATGGTCGATGTTATCGGGCGCGGCGCGCTGCGTGCTGCCCCAGGGGTAGTAGCCCCATCCGCTCGCGCCAGCGGGGGTACCGCCAAAGCTGCTGTTATCATCAAGACGAGGAGGAGCGCCGCTGATCTGATTGATCTCGGCGGCAATCTTGTTACAGAGAGTGGCGCTCTGCGTCGAGGTTCCGTCCGACCTTCCATCAGTCGCTCCTCGTGTGTAGCCAAAGAAGTACCCGCTACCCGGAGTACCACGGTCGTAGTGGATCGCGACGAACATATGACACAAGATGTTCTCGTCGTCTCCGGGCGCTGCTGTCGCTCCTGCGCTCGCGCTCCAAGCATCGGCTGACCAGGGAGCGAATCGGTCATCCTTCTGTAGATGCTCGATGACCTTGTTGCGAATCTCCATATTGAACTCGACTTCGCCGGCAGCGCCCGACTGACCCTCGTGGCCGTACGGCTGATCGGAGTGCCCGCCCGTATCGTGGCCAGCTTGAATGAAGACGGTGATCTTGCCCTTTGGCAGAGTCCCGGTACCGCCGCCCGATGGGGCAACAGGAACCGCCCCTCCCGTAGAGATGCCGCTGTCGGTGTTCTTGTTCAGGTAGCTCCGGATCGCGGTGACTGGCCCTGGGCCGTCGGACGGCTCGGTCTTGACGCCCTGCGCGCTACCAATCTGGATCTGCATCCCGCCGCCGATGTAGACCGCGACATGGTGATAGTCCGGCGGCGACCCGTAGAACAAGAGATCGCCAGGCTGTGGCGTCGTAACCGGGATGCCGTGCCGAACGAGAGTCCCGGTGTACCCTTGACCGTTGTACTTGTTCCCGTTCGGATCCTCGCAGTTTGCTTCCTTGTAGCAAAGAGTCGCGAACGCCGAGCAGTCGATGGCGTCGTGCGCGTCTGCGCTCCAAAGCGAGTCCGGGATCGGGCGCGCTGGGCCGCCATCGCCACCCTCGTCGCCGGGGTACTTGTAGTGCCACTTCTTCTCGCCATCGGTTCCCTTCTCGATGGCCAGTGCCCGCTTTGCGACCGCGACGACCGCGTTGCGCGACGCATCGTTCATTCCCGGGATACCGCCGAATGCTGCTGAACCAGGATCCTGCCCCGCTTGCGTACCAGGCGGGCCGGTCTGCGATGCCCAGGTGGGGCGTTGCGTTCCGTCGTCCAACGGCTCTGGGAGATCGGGCTGGCGCTTTGATAGCTGGATGTCGGCCTGATTGTTGAACAAGCTCCGCTCGAAGTTACTCACGACCCAGCGACCCGAGATCGCTCCCATGTCCTGGATGATGACGATAGCTCCGGGCGGAACTGTCCACTTGCCGGTCAGAGCCTGAACCTCGACAGTCGCCTGGGTCTTGCCCACGTCGTAGTCGAAGCCGATGCCCATGACGCCATCCGACTCCTCGGTCAGAATGGCTGTCGCTTGCATCTTGAACAGATCGTCGTCGGTCAGGTAGTAGAAGACGCCGCCGATGAAGAACGCGCGCCAGCCTACGTCGTCCGCGAGCCGCTGGATACAAGACCAGTTGTCCTCCCGCTTGAAGTATTTGCCATTCTGCGTCGGCGTTCCGCGGTAGAACAGAAAGTCTTGAACTCCTGTGAATGTTACGTTAGCCATATTGTTCGCGTTCGCGGCGCTGTCTTCGGATCCGTCTTTCTTGAGAGGTACCCCGTACGCCGTGACGATGCGGACGGCCTCGCCGTAGAACTGGCCATAGACGTTCGGATCCTTGTTCCCCTGGACGCCGTGACAGAGATCGTTATACGACGCATTCGGGTACTGCTGATCGTACTTGATCGCGTGATTGTAGAACGAGCGCGAAGCGGTCGGCGGGTCGGTCACATTCTCATAGCTGCCCCATCCCTGGCTCGGGCGCTGCTGGAAGAGACCGGCACTGTCCTTGTCCCCGGCGCTGAGGTTCTTCAGACGAGACTCATCGATGGCCGTCATGATTGCGCATACGAGTAGCTTCGGCTTCACGCCCATCCCGAGGCCGGTCGAAATGATCGTGTTCGAGTTGGCCATTTGCTCCTTGGTCATAGGAGCCTTATCGACCGTCAGATACTTCTGCGGAATGGTCTTCTGGTTCCCGCCCCCGGCCCCCGTCGATTGGCCAGACTCCTGGAGACCCTTGTTGATGTCCGCGGCGAGTCCTGGGTTCGTATTGTACAAACTGCTCCAGTCGTACGATCCGCCAGCGTCTACGGCTTTCTGGATCTTCTGTACCTTGTGAAGCTCCGGGATGACGACAGGAATGTCTACTTCCTTGACCTCTCGGATCAAGTTGAGGATGAACTCGGCTCGCGTCACCTTCGTCCGGCTCGCGAACTTCGCACCGTTGTGTGGCGCACCCTTCGGCGGGTACGAGCGCAGCAAGGCGATCTCGCGCTGCTCGAATGTTAGCTGAAGGTTGTCGTCGCCTACGTCACGGGATGTCTTGACGAGACGGAACCACATTCCGTCGATCTGGATGTCGAGCTTCGCGTTGATCGCCCAGGACTTGACGATGCTCCGGTCGTAGTCGTTGAGCGTGAGATCGAGAGTGCTCGCTCCTTCGATAGTCCGGGTGACCGAGCAGTCAACAATCCGGTCGGTGGTATCGAACAGGATCGCGCTCTTGAGGTAGACGACGAGCTTCTCCAGGTCGATGTCGTTACCCATCAACTCCCGTTGTAGGGTGCCCGGCTGCATCTTCGACAGTTCAAGCTTCTGCCGTGCGGTTCTCGCTCTCGGCTTCGCAGGCACTACGGAATCCTCAGCTTGGTCTTGTCCGGGATCTTGTTCGGATCGCGGATCTTCGGATTGGCCTTAGCGATGTCCTTCCAGCGCGCTCCGTTCCCGTACATGTTCTTGGCTATCGAGCGAAGCGTCTCGCCGGTGCCATGAGTTGTGTACGAGTTCGGGATCTGCTTCGGAATGATGATCTTGAGAGCTTTCTCCGCTTCGTACTGGAGCATGTGAGCGACCGCATCCTGACGCAGACGGAAGAACTGTCCTTGACTCGACCGCTCCCAGTAGACGAGATCGCCCCAGTCGATGCTCTCGATGACCCAAGTAGCGCCGACGACGGGAAGCGCACCAACAATCGTGACGGTTGGTGGAGGAGTAAAGTTCACGCCCATCGACATCAGATTGAAAACGCGGATGTCGCGCTCGACGCTGATGCCGCCACGGTACCCATCAAACATGACGGGCACGTCCATCCGATACGGCTCGTGTCCCGTCCACTGCGTCAGCCCGACGCGGCGAGCGCGGTTCACAACCTCCCAACCGCCCTCCCCGCCAACGATCTTCGGAGTCCCGGATCCGCGCATGACTTTGACGGTGAGTCCGTTACTCGCGCGGAAGACGTAGTAGTGTTGCTCAGCTGGTGGCATTACTTCCTCGCAGCCTTATCCGTCTTGGCCTTGAACACGGACTCAGCAAGCTTCTTCCGATCTACGTGCAGTTCGCTATGTACCGTAACGTTGAGCTGCGGAACGGTCTGGTGCGCTCCCGCGAAGGCAGCGGCGTAGCTCGCGCCCCTCGGAGAGAGCATTGGCCCTCTGCGCTCCGCCCCGGGCTGAGTGTTCTGACCTCCGCCACCGCCCGAGAAGAATCCACCGATGGCGTGCGCCCCGACTCCGATCCAGTGGACAGGATTGATCTTCTGCATCCATCCCCAGGCCGACTTGAGCCAGCCGATAAGAGTCTTGGCCCAATTGATGATCCTCTTGATGTTATCGAGGATCAGGATGAACAGCGGGATCATCGGCATGAACGGCCCGAAGATGACGATGGCTAGCAGACGCCAGTGATCCTTGATCCAGTGCCAGGTCTTGTCCACGTGCTTGTGGAACCATCCCCACTTGTAGTAGAGGACAACGAGCGCCACGATCAGAAGGATGACAGCGCCGATGATCGCGATGATCGGGTTCGTGGAGACGAATGTCCAGAGCGCGATCCCGACGCCGCGGATCGCCGGGATGAGCCTCAGGATGAAGATGCGGAGACGGATCAGCACCCGCTCCAGCCTGTTGTACTGTTGGAGGAACTTCCCGGTGACGCGACCCTTGAACAGAGCTTCGCCCGCGTTCTTGAGGTACTTGAAGCCGGCACCGATCTTCAAGAACTGCCCGATGGCGACGATGCGCATTCGACGGATCCACTTCTCGAATGGGGTAAGTTTCTGGAAGCCTCCTGGCCCCTGTACTGATCCCGTCCGCAGAACTTCAAATGCGCGGCCAATCGACTTCGCTCCCGCGAGAGCCTTGAGGCGCATTCCTTGGATGAACTTCTCAAATGCTGTATACTTCGGGAAGCGACCGCTGGGCATCGCGACCTGACCGGTGCGGAGGATCTGCCACAACCTCTGACTGGATCTCAACGCCCCGCCGCCGACCGTTGTTCGCCAGAACCACTTCCAGCGGTCTCCGAGTCGCATGAGGTACTTGTCGAGCTTCCCGATATTCTTGAGCTGCTCCTCGGTCATCAACGTCTTCGCGAGCTTTCCCATCCGCAGGAACCTGATGAGCCAGGTCACCCTCGTTAGGAGCGCGATGAGCCTGACCCACGCGAACTCCGTCATGAGGATGATCAGGAAGACAGCGACCAGGTACTTGAGTCCCGGGATCGCAGCCAAGATGTTGAGAACCTTCGTCAGACCCCACATCAGCTGGACGAGGAGAATCAGAACCGGGATAAGCGCGATCCTGATTGCCGGCCAGAGCACCTTCATGAAGAAGTTCCAGAACGCTCGCCCGAGCGTTAGCAGCCTCTGCGTGATGTCGGCGATAGGCTTGATCCACGGGTAGTGCGCCTCCGCGATCCCGAGCGCCTGAGCCAAGGTGATCCTGCCCTTCTGCTTCTGGATCAACTTGGTCATATCGTCGAACATCTTATTCAGGCCAGGCAGCAGCCCCTTGCTCGCCTTGTTGAACTGGCGGAGCGTTAGCGCGCCAAAGACCTGGGAGAGATTGTCATGAAGGGTAGAAAGCTGTCCGCTGAAGGTCTGCGCTTGCTTCAGAGCCATTCCGGCGAATAGCTCGTGCATTCCGCGCATGAGCGCGGGGATCCCGACGTATGCCGGAATCCCGACAGCGCCAATCCGACCCAGCTGCTCGGCGGTCAGGCCAAGTTGCTTCTGAAGGATCTCCAGAACCGGGACGCCCTGCTGTTCCAACTGAAGCATGTCCTGGCCGAGAAGACGACCGCTCGCGCGGATCTGCCCGAAGACGAGCACCATGCGTTCGATGAGGTCGCCACTCCCACCGAACGCCGCCGCGGTGTCTCCGATGATCTGAAGGTACTTGTTGGTCTCGCGCAGCGAGTAGCCAAACGCGAGGAACCGCCGAGCCGCGGAAGTGACGTTGCTGAACTCGAACGGCGTGTACTTGGCGAGGTTATACAGGTATGTCAGTTCCTTGTTGGCCAGTTGCGCAGATCCGAGGAACTGCGTGAAGGCCATCCGGTTGCTTTCCATGGAGGCGTTGAACTTGAACCCCATGATGGCAGCCGCCGTGCCCAGGCCCGTGATCGCAAGCGTGCCGGCGTAAGCGTAACGACGCAGAGTGAACAGAGCCTGGTTCCACAACCACGAGCGCCGGGTCGAGACCTCGGCCGTGGCGTTGTACTCCGCTACCGCGCCTTGGAGACCTTTGATGGACGCAGCAGTCGCGCCTAGCCCGGCCTGCATAGCCCGCTGGCCCTGGAGCTTGAGCTGGATTACGGCTGCGCGCCCGGCGGTCACTTCATTGCCTCTGCGAGCTTACTGATGACCATGTGGGCAAGGTCTTCGTTGAGGAGTTGCACCAGCTTGACGTACTCGGCGGCGATGGCCTCCATCTGCACCCGTTTCTCGGAGTCGGTCTCCTCCAGGTACCTGACAGGATCCTGGCCAGAGAATGCGATGGATGCCGCCGCTTTGATCTCATCGGGTACTACCCCAGCACTTCCCCCAGGAACTCCTCGTCCACCTTGAGGCTCGTGTTGCCCATCCAGCGGTTGAGGAGGATCCCGTATTGCCCGATGGAGAACTCGTTGCCGCCGAAGACCCAGTACAGAGCGGCCCGTGCGTGTGCTTCGTCGCCGTTGGTAGTCCAGCCGAGGTACGTCGCGAATCCGTCCCATCCGTAGATCGTGGCGCCGGACGGATCCATCAGCTGCTCCGGTTCATCCTTGTTCGTCTCCTCGTCCTGGATGTAGAACCCCTGGGTCGAGTTGATGATGACGTCGAGAAGGATCCGCATATTGCGCTCGCTACGGTTCCGAGTCTCGGCCAGGATCTTGCGACCGATGCCCTCGACCTCGACTCGATCCATCAGCCGATGCTTGACCTGTACGCCGAACTGCTCGTAGCCGGTCAACGGCAGGAAGACCTCCTTGGTCTCCGCGATCTCAGAGCGACGCTCGCGGAGTTGATCCGCGAGCGACCTCTGAGGATTCACTTCTTCGTCGCTCGTGATGTCGGTTACGAGCGGCTGCTCTGGCTCTTCCATGCTCCCTCCTGACTAGTGCTAGGTGCTCGTCGGCGGCTTGTCGATGGAACAGACGATCTCGATCATCGCCGCGTCGGTGGTGGACATCGAGTTGTGCTCCGGAAGGGTCACGGTCTTCAGCGTTCCCGTCCAGACGATGGGCGAGCCGTAGGGGTTCTTGTAGCGATCCATCGGCCGCATGGACACGATGATCTTCGACTTCCCCACCGCGTCGATCAGCTGCTGGATGTTGTCGTGGTCGCGGCTCAGCCGGTAGTTCCGACTCAGCGTGAGCTGACCCGGATTGACGCGCCCTCCGAGCGAGTACGCGGGCTTCATTCCGCCCGGGTAGTACAAGTTCTCCTCGGAGTCGATCTCGCCGCCGGACTTGGTGTCCCACACATCGTAGTCGATCATGTGGCCCGGCTGACCGGCGGCGACCAGCTTCGGGTTCTCGACCTTCAGGTTGACGATCCAGGTGTCCTGGCGCGTTCCCCTGATGACAGCACTCATTGGTTACCTCCCTCCTACGCCTCGTTGATGGGCTTCTTGTAGACCTCGATCTGCACCATCTCGGCGAACTCGGCCATGCGGACGTAGAGCACGGCGTGGAGTTCGTGGTTCGCGATGGTGGTCGGGGTGTTGACCTGCGGGCCGGTGTCCACGAAGAACGCATCCGGCGCGCTCGCGCCGTAGAGATCCCCGTTGGCGTAATACTCCTGGAGCATGCCGGCGAGCGCCCCGTTGAACGAGGAGATCGTGTGCCCCGAGCCGTCGATCTTGTCGAACACGTAGCCCTCTGCGATGGCGTTCGCGTTCGCAGCGATGCTCATCCAGAGGCGGGCGCAACCGAAGTTGACCCAGTCGGCCTCGGCGGTCGGATCGACCAGCGAGCGCCATCCGTAGTTCCGCACGCCGCCGAACATCTCGCGGACGACGTTGACGCAGCCGGTGTTGAGCTGCCCGCGGATCGAGTCCGCCACCGGGTTCTGTGACAGGTCGTTCACGAACAGCGCCGCTCCGTTGTCGCCCGCGGCCGGACAGTCCGCGCCCTTGCCCTGGCCGTCGTTGCGGGCGCAGAGACCCGCGATGAGGGCACTGGGAGGAACGGAGCGCGTCGTCCCGGTGATGACGCCCGGAGCGATGCACCACGGCCAGAACATCGCCGCGAACTTCTGCGTTCCGGCCCGCGCCCCGACCGCGCTGGCGAGCAACGTGGCGACGGTTGCGGTGTCCGGCGCGTCGAGGATCGCGGCGCGCTTGCGCGCACCGGCGTGAGTGACCAGCTGCTGGTGGCCGATGTCCGACGTGCGGCCCGGAGCGGAGACCTGCCCCGGCCCGAGATCCGACGTGAACTGATCGAGCGCCGCCTGCCACTGCGCGTCGGTGATGTTGTTCCGGTCGTCGTTGCCGCCCGAAAGCGCCGCGGCTGCGACGGTCGCCGGGTTGAGGGAAGACGCACCGAGCGCCACCCGGATGTAGCTGGAGTAGCTCGCCCAGAGAACCGCCGCCGACTGATTGGCGAGATCCGGGCTGGTCTCGACCTCGGTGTTGGTCGAGTCCTGGACGAACAGGACGAAGGTGCCGCCCGTCTGCCCATTCCTGACTCCGACCTTGATGTTGTTGCCGCTCGCCCCCGGGCCGAGTGCCGAGGCGACCAGAGAGATTCCCGAGCTTGCGTCGAGCAGGTTCTTGCTCGCCACGACCGCTGCCGGCCCGACGACGCGACAGACCTCGGCGATGGAACCGCCCTCGCGGAAGTACACGTCCAGCGCGTCGTACAGAACGCTGTACGTGACCCTTGGGCCGAACACGTTGGTGAAGTTCTGCATGCTGGTGATGCGAGTCGGCACGGTCGGCCCGGAGTCCGCCGTACCGACCAAGAACCAGACGCCGGTGTCCGTCGGTGCGCTCCGCGTCGGCGGCGTGGGGCGCAGAGTGACGTTGACACCCGGCCGGATCAGGGTGCTCATCTACTCTCCTTCCTCTGGCGGCGGGGCCGACTCCTGGGCCATCTGCGGCTCCGAGCCGGTCGCGTCGATGAGATGTCCGTCCAGAACTGCCAGCTGTGTCACGCCGGTGATCTCCTCCGGAGTGAGCTGGATGTACTGCCCCGGTTCGATGGGCTGCCCGCCCTCCAGGATCATCGCGCGGTTCCCGATGAACCTGTACCACGGCGTACCCGGAGGATCCGGCGGCTTCTGGGGCTTCGGTGTCGGTGGCATCAACCCTCCTCCTCTTTCCGTTTGATTGTGACGTCTACCGTGTCGGCAGTAGGCCAGTCCGACCCAGGCTGCGTCTCCGGATCCGGCGGGATCGGGTATTGAGGCCCGCCATAGATGGTGACGACGTTCTCGACCCTGACCCGTGTGATGATTTGTACCGCTCGCATCGTTCGGGCTTGCTCCATGTCGGGAATGTCGTCATAGCTCTCGTCCACCAGATCGACCCCGGCGAACTCCCAGTCATCGCTGATGTACGATTTTTGCATCAGGATCGCCCGAGCAGCCGCGCCGTAGACTTTGGCAAGGCGCTCAGAGTTCTCCTCGGTGCTCGCTGCGGCGATGATCCCGACCCCGAGCGCCCACCAGCCTCCGTAGACTCCATCCCCGGTGTGCTCAGGAGGCTCCGCCATTCCAGGACAGACAGCGACCACGACCGGGATCTTGTCGTCCGGGTAGGAGTCGAACTGCCATCGCTCCGTGTACGTCTTGGGATGTGGGATCTTGCCGCGAGGGTAGCCGCGCTGAACTTCGATCTCCTGGATGTAGGTCGGGTACCATGCCTCCAGGCAAGACAAGACAGCCCGCGAAAGAACACTGCCGTCGAAGATCGGCCCGAAGATGTCGGTCACTAGAACCCCATCGCTTGATAGATCGAGTTCTCGCACATCGTGACCCATCCCTCCAGATCACTCTCGATGAAGCGGAGGAAGGGCCGCGCCGGCAGATGCTCATTCCCGAACTGATGGGAAGCTGCGTAGTCGAGCGCAGACCCGAAGTTGATCCGGTTCTTGTAGATGTCCGCAATCGAGTCGTCGTTGTCAGTGGTGACTGACTCGTACAACCTCTTGTGGGCGATCAGGATGTCCTCAGGAAGACCAGCTTTGATCTTCTGGCGGAGACGGCTCGGAGAGAGCCATGCCCAGCTTCCGCCGCCACGACGACCTTCGCTGCTGAAGTTGATCGCCGTGATCCTGCGCATATCTTCGGCGATGTCCTCGAATGCCGGCTCCATGCTCCCCGCCCGGTTCGCTCCCTGGAACAGACGTTCCCTCGCCTCCTCCGCACCAAAGATGCGGATGACTAGTTCCCGGGCCATCAAACAATCCCACTGTGTGGGTAGCCAGGCGGGAAGTTGGTCATGACTGACATTGGCGGAGGAAAGGCGTATGCCGGGTAGCCGTAGCCCTGATCTGCGACGCTGACGAGGGCATCCGAGGGATCTGCGCCCGCCTCGACAGCGGCGACCGCCGTTGCGAGGGTCGCGATCTTCTCGTCAAACAACGTTTTGAACTCCGGGTAGGGCGAGCGATTCTGAGCGACCTCGTTGGAGAAGAAGGTCAACTCGATGTACATCGCCGTCCGGAGCGCGACGACATCCTGAGCCTCTTGGTTGAGAACCTCGGGAATGTCGGTGCCGATGAACGGCATGACGTTCTCGACGGACTTCTGAATCAACGCTCTGACCTGGTCGTCGGTCGGCTGCGTGTCGTCCGTGAATGTTCCCAAGACGTTCCCGTTGTGGTCGCGAGTCCGAGCTAGGACGAGCGAGCCGACATCGGCCAACGTCGGGATCCAGGCGTACGCTTCTCCGTGGAACGCAGGGGCTGTCTGGACGACGTTGTTGTTCACATCGACAAACGAGACCCGGTACCAACCCTCGTCCATCGTGGCGTTGTCCGTCGTGAACGACCTTGCCATCGGCTCGGCCGGATCCGGGTCAACTGGCAACATCGGTATGGAGTCGATGGGATCCCAGGGGCCATCCTCCATCGTAGACTCGTCGATGAGGATGGTGATCCAAGGAATGCCATCGAACCTGGGCACCGGCGTGTAGTCGGTGAATGACACTACGGTCATTTCAAGATCCTCCCGGTCGTCGGCTTACCAAAGGAACCCTGCGACCCGGACGCGCTGCGGAACGTTCCGGATGCGGGTGTGGAGAAGGTGCCCATCGACATCGCGAGTATATAGCCTGCAGGAGCGCCCGTAAAGAAGACCAGCGGAGGCTGCCTATCGTAGACTTCCGACATGAATCCATTGTCTTGGTCTTCGACCCAGACGTGTAGAAGCTCGGTGTCGATCCCCACCGCGTAGTCATCAGTATATATGTCCGGTATCGCGTTATCTATAAGGGTGCCCGAGTCAATCGCGATGATTTGAGCACGGGTGGTAGTTCCTTCGGCGATTGACCCATTGTCTCCGCTGGCGAGCTTCGCAACCAGGGCCACAACCTCGGCGGCCATTGCGAGATCCGAGTCGGTGACGTAGACGCGAGCGGACACCGACTCAGTAGCCGAGCCAGAGTCACCCGTCGTGAGAGAGGCAACGGGCGAAGCGGACTCGACTATGGAGCCTGAGTCGGTATCCGTCCTTGAGACCGTCAGGGAGTATGCTTCAGTCGCGGTACCAGAGTCAGTCAAGGTGACCGCGAATGTAACCAACCCTACTTCTGTCGATCCGCCCGCGTCTGTCGCGGTGATCTGGGCAATCACCGCCCCGGTCTCAGTGCTGGAGCCTATGTCGCCGGTCTGCGGCTTCCCAGCGAGCGTGGAAGACTCCGTACCGACGCCGGCATCGGCCACCGAGACCGGGACGAATAGGGCAACGGTGTCTGCGCCTACTGCCGAGTCGGCTGCAGACACCGTCGCCTTGACGGTGGTAACCTCCGAGGCCGTATCTATGGCGTCTGAGGTCGTCACCGTCGTCTGCAAGCTCGTTGCTTCCGCCAACGATCCCGAGTCGGTACCGCCGACAGCCGCGCCCTGATCGACGTGGCTAGTCTCTGTCATCGTTCCGGAATCGCTCGCGGGAACAGGAACCCTGACGGATCCAGTCTCGGTCGTTATACCATTGACATCGAAAGCTGTAGCGAGCGGCGCTGCTCTGTAGTGAGCAAGGATCTGCGCCGGTGTCAAAGCGGTCGGATAGACAGCGATCTCGTCAATCGACCCGCCGAAGTAGTACGATCCAGCTTGCTGTCCGAACTGGTTGATGGCGGTCGTCCCGGCCGGTATAGTGAACGTTCCGCTCGGAACGGCGACACCATTGCGATAGAGCGTGACGTTCGTACCGCTCCTGACGACGACCCAATGCGTCCAGACGTTGAGAACCGACGGTTGTCCCGAGAGGTTGAATGTTACCTCGACCGACGACGGGTTGATGATACCCAGGAAGATCGTCGTCCCCTGGATGAGCAGACGCAACCGGCCTGGGTTCGTTCCCGACTGGGCGAGGATGGCATGCTGTACAGCAGCGGCGTCCGTCAAGTATGACCAGCACTCGAACGAACAGTCACCAGCTACCGAAACGTTGTTGATAGCGACGTTGCCCGTCGTTCCGTTGAGTGCAACCGCCGCATCTCCCACGACCGCGCCCGGCTGATTGAGGGTGTAGCCGCCGCCGTAGACTCCGTTGATGTTCCCGAGAATGTCTCTCGCGGTCGTCCCGGAGACCTCGTTCAATCTCCAGTAGTTGATAGCTCCATCGGATAGCACGAGCGAGGGGTACGGCGCTGCGCCCGGGATCCTAGCAACGAGCGACGCCGTTTCGGTAGTCGTACCGCTCGCATCGTTATCGGAGATGCTCGCAACCGGAGAGGCAGCCTCGGACAGCGTGCCCGCGTCCGTCCCGGCCGGAGCGTAGAGGAACGATGCGGACTCGGTCGCCGTTCCGACATCAACGTCGCTGTACAGAACGCGAGTGACAGATGCAGACTCGACAGCGGTTCCTGAGTCCGCCATGGTCTTATTGATCGCATACGCCTCGACCGCAGTGCCGCTGTCTACGCCTTGAGCGACGACCTGACCATAGCCGACGTTGTAGTGGTTAGCGACATGACTAGGTGCTAGAACGTAGTCGTAGATCGCGAACTCGTCAATCGTTCCGTCAAATGGGTAGTTACCCCACTGCGATCCGATGAAGATATTGTATCCGGCCCATACGCTGTAGTCAACGTTGTAAAGCGTTTCTACCGTTCCAACTTCAGATACAGCGTCTAGGTAGAAGACGACCTGTCCACCAATCCCAGCACGCGATACGACAACATGATGTGCATTCGTATCGAGTATCTTGAGGTTGGTTGATTTCGAGACCATTCCTCCATAGCTCTGATAGAGGCGTAGCGTACCGTCGGATCCAATCAGGAACTGAGCGCCGCCGTTGTACTGGTCACAGATGTCTTCGTCAGCGTTCGTTCTCGTCCGCTTGACCCAGAACTCCCAAGTGAACAAGTTGTATTTGAACGGAGCGTTGCCGCCGTTGAGGAATGTTCCGACCGACGAGAACCCACGCGCCATCGATCCTGGGTAGCCCGGAAGAATGCCAGGGACACCCGGTGTGGGCGGCGTGCCAGACCCTGCTCCGAGCGTAAGACCACCAGCCGTATCGCGCACTACGGTACCGGACGGTTCCTCCATCCGCCAATACGCGCGCGGGCCGTCGAGCATTATCGTGTCACGGTAGTACTGCGGCTGGGTCGCCCATGCCTCGGAGAAGACACCAAAGTCCGAGACGATGATCCCCTTGGCATCTGCCGAAGCGGTCTCTGTGATCGTTCCGCCGTCGGTGTCGTTGGCTCCGATCTTGGTGATGGCTGCGCTCTCAGTCGCGGTGCCCGAGTCGGACGCGGAGACCTGGGTAGCTGGAGAGAGAGCTACCGACTTGGCAGGCTCCTGGCGTCGAAAGTGATCGAACGAAGATGTGGTGTGGAACGTGCCTTGGAACGGCTCTTCACGAATGAAGTAGTCGAAGGGATCGGGCATGATCCCTACCAGCCAGTACGGTCGTCGGCGTAGACGTGCCCTGCGCCATTGTTGTCGTACGAGCTAAGGCGCAGAGTCACTATGCCCTGTCGAGTCGGAGTAAAGGTCAAACTGACCTGCTCCCAGGCACCCGAGGCTCCGACCATCGCGGCTGACGCGGCAGCGACCCCGCATTCCTCTCCATTCAAGACGGAGAACTGCGGTCTGCTGATGGTAGCGTCATACGTCGCGTCATAGCGCATGTAGACGCTGACAGTCGTAGCGACCGGCTCGACCGGCAGGAAGAAATCTTGGTATGCTGGGCCGGTACACGAGATCGCGTTCGGCCCGCTGCGAAAGGTTGCTGTCTCGCGCACCCAGCTGTTCCCGCGCTCCAAAGCTCCGATAGCCGGCAAGATCGAAGCTCCACCGGCTGGCTTCGGCCGGTTGAGCTGATCGAAGTTTGGTTGCGTTCCGTCGTTACCGAAAGCGAGCAGCGGTGATCCGGGCATCGGTTCTCCGAATGGCTTGGGATTCAATCCCATGATTGCCTCTTGTCCGAACCAGAACATCGGCGCGTAGGCGTTACCACTTTGAGAGTGCGCACCAGCGGTGACATTTGTACGAGGAGTTGAGCTGAGTATCAAGTTGTAGTCTTCGGTGATTGCTCCGGCCACGCCAGCGTTGATAGCAACCATCGCACCGGAGTAAAGGAAAGAGTTGACGATTGATGAAGGGAATGCAGTCGATGCGGAGGCAACTACCACGTACAAGGCAGTGCCGCCAATGAACGTGCAGTTAGAGATTTTCGCTCCATTGCCCTTATTCGCGCCCGACCCGCTCTGTGTTACGACGACATGGGCGACCGTAGAACTACCCACCCCAGCTATGAACTTAGAGTTTTTGATGACAAAGTTGATGTCGTAATCCGATCCAGCCCCAAGGGCACAAGTAAGGTTGATGATTCCCTGACCAACTGGAACCGTACCAGCCATGAGGATGCATCGGTCGATTAGCCAATTGAAGGGAACACCAAATGCGTTCGTCGGAGCGATGAGGCGGCAACATCCGGAGTAAGAGGAGAGGAGGGCGCAGTTGATGAACTGAATGTTCTGGCTCGTCGCAGTACCGGCTAGACACACGAAGTTGAACCCGCTGACAAAGAAGATGTTTTGGAAGGACAGGAAGCTCCGACCTGCCAAGTCCATACAGTTGTTAGCCGGAGATGTTACGTCGTTCGTCGTATGTCCCGTCCAGAGAACCATCCCGCCGGGAACAACCGCCCCCGTTGCAGTTTTGAACCCCCGCGTGTTCGCCGGATCTCCGATGACGTATGTTTGGGACGTAGGCGAAGTGATCCCGACAGTGACCTGCTGTCGATAGGTGCCGGGCGCGAGATAAATGGTATCGCCCGACACAACCGGGCTGCCGGCGAGCAGACCTTTGCCTACGGTCTTCCAGGGCTTGTTGGTCGCGTTGGAAGCGTCCGGCCCGAGACCGTTGTTGGTGTCAACGCCGTTGACGGGATCGACGTAGTAGATCGTCACGTCGATCCCGTCAACTCGTCCCTACGAGAACGTAACCTGGGCGGTGAGCGTCCATGTCCCCGACGCCTTTGTGCCCAGAGCCGCCACCTTGCGCTGCAGGTTCACCGTGCCGGTCGTGAACCCCGCGCCAGATGCCGTCGTCGCTCCGGCTGCGACCGACCACTCGGCCCAGGCGAAGTTTGCCTCGGTGCCGGCGAAGTCGGACTGGAACGAGACGGTCTGGTTGGCACGGCTCGGGTAGGTCGCGTTCATGGCCTTGTAGAAGCGGTTGGTCGCAGCCTGGAGTTCGGTCTGCGTCGCCGCCTCTGCGACGTTGCTGTCGCCGACTCCGAGGTAGGAGTTGGCGTTCGACCACGGGTTCGCAGCGGTCTGGTTCGACAGGACGGTGGCGATCATCGTCATGTCCTCCATCCGCTGGATCCCTTCATTGAGCAGGAGGTTGCCATAGACCTCCATGCACTCCTCGGGATCCCCGATGACCTCTCGGAGCGCAGCCGAGGAGACATCCGAGCCGTCCGGCAGCCAGAGCTTCCGACGCGTGAACTCGCATGCCTCCTCGCTCCACTTCTCGCAGATCCAGAGGGTTGTTCCGTTACGCACTGGTACCACCCCCTGCGTCGTCGGCCTGTACGGTCTGGATGGCCTCCGCGAAGACCGCCAACTCCTGCGGCACTTCACGGCCCTCCTGCTCGTACTGAGCGACGAGTTGACGGGCCTGCTGCGCAAGGCTCGCGACGGTCGGCTGGCCAGGCACGACCGGCAAATGGGCCTCGTTGATCTCGGCCGTCATGTCGTCGCTGATCGACCCCCACTCCATCATCTCGGCGATCATGTCCTCGGCGGAAGTGAGGCCGTCGTGATCCGGCATGGCCTCCTGCGCCAAGGCGACTGACTCCTCGAAAGCGTCGTGGGGGATCATCTGCCCTGGGGCGTACGCCCTCCCGTTCCCATCGAGGAACGGGAGGTTCACGTACGTCAGAGCCTTGTACTCGTCGGCCGCCATTGGTCTACCCCGATTCGATGATCGAGGTCAGCCCGGTCTCGACGCCCTTGCGCGGCTCGCCATCGGTGGCGATGTTCTCGGCCTGGAGCAGCCGGTGGGCGAGATCCTTGTCGTCGCCTGCGAGCGCGAGCGTCTCGTTCACCGTCAGTTCCTTGCCTTCCGGGTTGGCGCCCTTGATGTACTCGGCCAACTCGAACTCGCCCATCGAGGACACGTCGCCGCCGCTGCTGGCCTGCGTGTACGACGACGCATCGGGGCTGCCGCCCTCCTCGATGCGATCCCGCTCCTCGGTGGTGTAGAACGAATGGGACTTCTCGCCCTTCTGCTGGGCGATGAGTCCGATCTGGTCGAGGGTGACGACCTCGTTGCGCTTCGCCTCCCTCGGCTCGATGACCGTGATGCCTCCCGGCTCCTCCACCGCGACGGTGTACAGGAACGAGAGCACGCGGATCATCCGGGTGTCGCCTTGGCCGTCGTAGTCGTCGGGGGTCTCGTACCCCTCCTCGACATCGACCGGCTTGCCGTGAAGTTCGGGCATGTTCTCCTCCTACCCGGCGAGGTTCGTGAACTTGAGGACAGCGAAGCGGTTGTCGCAGAACCAGAGCGGGCGGACACTGGACTGCGTCCAGAACCGCTCGGTCTCGTTCTCGTACCACTGCGTGGTCTGCAGCGGCTGCTCGACCCGCATCTGGCCAACCTGCCCCGCCTGGACGACGTAGGCGTTGCCGGCGACGACGCGGTTGGTCACGAAGATTTCGAGACCAAGCGACGCGAGCAGGTTGTTGAGGTCGGGGCCGTAGATCCGAGCCAGCTGGAGGTACTCCTGCGGATTCATGATCCACAGGTCGTACACGATCCCCAGTTCCTCGGTCTCGGCCTGGGCCTGAGCGCGGCTGAAGTCGTAGCCCGGCCACAGGTTGGAGTTCGACGCCGAAGCGCCCGCCGTGACGACGGTGCTCCAGTTGACGCCGGTGACGAGCCGGTTCGGTGACGCCTGAACCGCCGCCTCCAGCGTCTCGACCGCCCGCTGGTTGATCTTGCGGACGATGGTGTTCGCGAGCAGACGCACGTTCCGGGTGAAGACCGAGATGTCGTTCCGATCCCGGGCCTCCACCGTGGTGAAGAACTTGCCGCCCCACTTCTCGACCTCTGCCACCTGCGGAGCGCGGCGGCTTGAGGTGATCGTCGGGAACTCGTCTCCGGGCGCGACACGCTGGATGTCGCGGTCGGAGTAGAGATCGTTGGCGATGAGCGGGTCGTACACGACCGCGCCGCCGCTGACGCCACCGGCCGACGTGAACACGCGGTCTGCGAAGAACCGCTGGAGCGTCAGATCCATGAGCGTCCGCGTCACTCGCGTCGGCGTCTGGAGCGCGAGATCGACGGTAATGGTCGTGGTCGAGAACGTCGGTGGCCCGAGCGGATGGGCGACCGGGTTCGGGAACGTCGATGCCTCGATGGCCTCGCGCGCCCTTGTGATGCCCGGCTGGCCGGGAACCCAGACGATGTCTTCGGCCAGGTGGACTCTGCTTCTCATCTTCCCTCCCTTCTAGCTGATCAGCAGCGCGACTTCGCAGTCGGCCGCGTTGGCGCAGTCGTCGCAGGCGATCCCGATGGCGACTCCGGTAGAGACCGGAACCACGGTGCCGTCTGCGGCGCACTGGACGGATGCCCCGGCGGTGATGGCTGCCGAAGCCGTGATGGGGACGATGCCCTCGCGAACGACGCCGACCATCTTCCCCTGCGCGGCGTCGTACTTGGCGACTCCGAAGATCATCTTGGCGGCTCCACCGTTCGCGCCGGCACCCGACGGAAGGGACACGCGGTACACGCCGCCGCCGCCGGTGGTGCTGAGTCCCTCTGCCTTCTCGCCCGCGGGCTTGGCAGCAGAGATCTGGACGCAGCGCTTGCCCGTCACCGCGGCCGTGCAGTACGCGGTGACGTCTTCGCCTGGTCGCTTGTACGGGATGAGGTCGTTGGCCACGTCCTACCCCTCCTTGGCGTTGACCACCCGACGGCCCTTGGAGGCCTGTGCGCGGATGGTCGCGATCTCGGGGAACCACTCGTCCGGCAGCCCCTGGTTGGCGTTGTCGTTCGTGACGCCGTCGTCGTCACCGGGGCCGACGCTTCCGCGTACGGTCACCGGGATGACTCCCGGCTCCAGGCCGTCCAGGACGGTCTTGGTACCGTCGAAGTCGGCCGTGAGCGCCTTGGTCCAGTGCTCGCGGCGGGCGGGCGGGATCCGCCCATCCTTGACCGCGGCCTCGACCGTGTTGCTGACGCGAGCGGCGATGCGCTCGCCCTCGTGCTCGACCGCGAGCCGCGCACCGATGGTGAGCTGCTCGTAGGTGCCGCGGTCGATGGTGACTGTCTCAGACGCCGGGGGCGGGGTGCCCTCGTCGCCGTCGCCATCGCCATCGTCGCCATCGTCGCCATCGTCGTCGCCATCCCCACCGGGAGGGGTTTCGCTCACCGGCTTGGCCAACTCCGAGCGGATCTGCTCCTCTGTGGCGTTCTCGGGCAGACCCAGGCGCTTGGCGAGACTGAGGCGAAGCTCCTCGTCCATCGTCTCTCCTTCCTCGTCTGTGTCCGTGCGTGATGCGTAGATGCGCATGGCAGGATCCGCCAATTGCATCCCGCGCAGAGCGGCCTTGGCCGCCAGCGCCTTGTCTGGGTAGTCTTCCACGACCGGAACTGCGTCGCCGAAGTCCACCTTGTCGCCATCGACAGCGACCGGGATCCGAACAATGTCGCCATTGCCCTCGTCCACGATCAGGTTGTAGCCCGACACGCTGTCGAAGCGTTCGCCCCGGATCCACCAGTCTCCGTTCTGGCCGGGGCCATCCTTGTAGAACTTCCGACGAATGCTGACCACGTCGGCTGCGGCCGCTAGCTCGACACCCTCTGGCGTCTCGCTGCCGTACCAGAGAGGCAGATCCTCCAGCACGGAACATCCCGGCCACATCACGCCGAGCAGGGACACGTCGGTGATCACCATCTCGTACCGCTTCCCGGTCGCTGTCTCGACGCCGAGCCTGGCGTCCACCGAGCGGGAAGGGTACGCGACCGGCAGTACCTTGGAGAGCCATTCCGGCGTCCCAACGTAGTTGCCGAGGATCGTCTGCTTGTTCTCGCTCAGGCGCAAGTTCTCGACGCGACCGAACGCAGGCTCGTCTTCACCGAGATAGAACTGGTTGGCCTCCGACTTGTGGCCGAGCTTGATCCGTGGCGGGTTGATGGCCACGTCGCGACCGGACGCGGCCTCGACTGCCGACGCCAACTCGCTCTCGGTGAAGGTGTGCGGCCCTGTGCTGAGCGGGTACTCGATCCCGGTGGAGCAGATCGGCACATCGTCGATCCGCCAGATGCCATCGGCCCGGTACGGAGTCCCGGCCGACGCCCTGAGTGTCTTCCTCCACCTCACTTCTTCTTTCCCTTCGCTCGTTTGGGGAGTTTGCCCTTGTTGTCGAAGTGGTGCTTCTTGGCCCATGCCGGGCCTTTGTTGGCGTAGACCCATCGACGCTGGGCTTGTGACTTCGCCGGCATGACTACGGAACCTTGAGGCCCGTGCTCCGGTTCTTGCGCAGCTGCAGGTGGAGCATCTTGCCCTGCCCCACGACGTTCCGACGCACCTGCGCGTCGGTGAGACCGCCGACGTTCATCCCAGAACCGCCATCGATGCCGACCTGCTGTGCGTTCGCACCCGGCTCGAACTTGGGATTCTGCGTCCGGCCCTTTGCTCTTGCCATTACGCGACCTCCTCATTGTATGTCGCCATTAGTACGACGACGGGAGTGATCGGGAGGGAGCCCACGATCACTTCCCGCCGCCGCCTTGCGCCCCACCCGAGGATGGCGACGATTCCCCGTCGGACGGCTGCGCAGTGGCTCGCGCCTGCGTGAGTTGCATCTGCTGGTCGAACTGTTCCTGCGGCGTCGGATGCGGGTTCTCAGCAGGCGGAAGACCCAACTCTTTGCGGATGTCGTTCTCCAACTCCGTGTCCACGATGATCGCCCCCGCTGTGATCAGGGATACCAGGTCGGCAACGAGGAAGTCGGGATTGTAGTCGAACGTCAGGAGCGGCACCTGCTCGACTTGCTCTCCCCAGTTCCAGTCGATGTCGTCTTCGATCACGTGTTCGTTGAAGGTGTCTGCGAACCACCACGCGATGGCCTCCAGACCCTCGGCCCAGAACTCTGCGAACGTAGCTCCGAGCGCGCGGCTACCGCTCCTGGTCTGGCCTAGCTGCATGACCATCAGCATGAACCTGCGGGCCATCGCTTCGTCGTGGTAGATCACGGAGTCGATGACGGATGAGTTCGTCCCGCGGGCGACGTTGAACTTCGCTCCCGCCGGCACCGCTCCGCCAGCGGTGTCGCCAATGCGGAAGCTCTGGGCCATTTGGTTGAGGACTCTGATCTCGTCTTCGGTCGCGCCCGGATGCGCCTCGATGTACGGGACGCCGCCGGCACGCTCGTGGTTGACTGCGTCGATCCGAAGCAGTCTGTCCTTGATGACCCAGTTTTTGTAGAGGTCGCGGAACCACGACCTGCCCGCCCAGTTCGCGCCCTCTTGATCCCAGACGTACCCGACCAGGTTGTCAATCGGGATCTCTGGCACGGGCTGCGTCCAGCTGTTCGGGCCGGGACGAGTCAGGTTCTGGAGGATGGAGACGAGGCCACCGTCGTCCGCAACCCGAAAGTCCATGATGGTCGAGGGTGGCCGTTCCGCGAGCTTCCGCAGATGCCACAGACCGTCGTTCGGACGACCCTGAAGGCCGTCGCCGATGTAGCCGACCTGCTCGAAGTAGTAGTGGCCCCAGATGCCCGCCTTCATTGCCTTCTGAAGATGGTTGCGGAACGAGAACCGGCGCTTCAAGCGGCCACGGGTCTGCTCGTTCTCGTCACCCAAGATCGGCAGGTTGTAGTCGGCCGCGATCTTCCTCACCATCGCGTCGTCTGCGCCGTTCGGGTCGATCAGCCAGTTCATCCGCGAGAGGCCGAGCAGGGTCGCGGTGAACAGGCCGGATAGCTGCGAGTCCGTCCGCATGATCTTGAACGTGTTGACGCTCGCGGGCCACATCAACTCGGGAATGAACTCGTCGGTGTCCACCCAGAACTGGTTCCACGGTGCCATTCCGGCCGGAGTGAAGTTGCCGTTGAGGACGCCGCCGATCTCGCGAGTGGGCGGTTTGGAGCCGGTGCTCGGCACACGTGTGTTCGGGCGAGGCATCTACCAGGTGTGGATCAGTTCGATGAGAAGGATGATCGCGATGGCAATCACCGCTAGGTCTACTTTGGTGAACGCAGAGTTCATGTCACTCCTTCACTCGTACGAAGACCGTGCCCTGTGCGTCACGGTTCCGGGTGCGCCGCATGACCTCGCCGCCGTTGCTGTTGTTGCTCGTACTTGTGTTGCCCTCGATGGCCGTGAAGCTCGGCTTGTTCGTCCACTTCTCGAACAGACCGATGTGATCGTACTCGCCGTTGCGATCCCAGTCGAAGCAGACGAGATCACCGGGCTGCGGATCGGACGTGACGGAGAGACCGTTGTAGCCCATTCGCGCGTCGGAGACGATGTACGGCACGTAGGCGTACTTGCTGCCCTTGACGAAGCTCTTTGTTGACTTCTGCCCGGTCTGGTCGCTCCAGGTACAGAACATCGCGCACCACGGGCCAACCATCTGATACCAGTCCGTATAGATGCACTGGTTTGAGTTGGGCGGAGATTCCTTCACACCCAGCTGCGAGATCGCTCGGGTCAGTCGGGCCTGCGCCGCCGTGGGGCCGGGGTCAGGCGTTGGCGGCGGCGCAGGCTTCCCGCGGAACAGATCGTACGCAGCATTGATCAGTTCCACGGAGCGTGCGTCCATTGCCATCTCACCGGCGTGGGGGAGTCCCGCCGGTATCTTGATTGAACGCAGCGTATTGAAGGTCTTCTCACCGACCCAGCCCGTATCCGGCTCCATGTTCTGTTGGCGCTGGATTCCTTCGATCCCGGAGTCGATCACGTTCGCCGACTTGCCGTGACTGAAGGCGTTGCTGAACTGCTGGTCGAACGCCTGCCACTTCCAGCGACCGGCGCGAGAGACCACTCGCTTGTAAGCCTCGACATCGGGGCCGTCGATTGACGGCGTCTTGCCCGGCGCAGCGTCCGGTGGGTACAGCGGGCGTGGGAACCCGCGCACAGCCACCATCGGCCCGCCGTTGTACGGCTTCTCGTACCATTCTGTCATGGCGTCCCTCCCGGCGGCGGATCTCCCTTACCACCGCGGTTCTTGAAGATGATCCACCCGATCAGCGAGACCAGTGCGATGGCGACCCCAGCCGGGATCGCGATGTACACTTCGGTCGGAAGGTCTGAGGTGGATGAGATCACAGCTTCATCCCGAGTAGGTCGGTCGCGAGGCTGCCCTGCGGCGCTGCGATGTGAACCGGCGTCTGATGGACAATCGAGTAGACGCATGCGTCTGCGCGGTCGGGAGACTTCACCCCGCGCTCCTTCATGTCTTCCTTCGACTCGATCTGAATGCGGCCGGACGAATCCACGAACCACTTGATCGACTGTAGCTCCTGGTGAAGCTCCAGGTCAAGCGGGTCGAGGTCGATCAGCCCGGACTCCAGCATGTTCCGGAACGTCCAGTACACCTCAGCGCGGCGGTTCTTGTACTTATCGGGACGCCATGCGCGTTCCGCGCCCGAGAATCCGACTACAGGGTAGCCCATCTCACGCAGCCGGTCGTAGACGCCGGCACCGACGCCGACAACGTCCATGACGAAGCCCGGCCGGTTGATGTGAAGGTGCTTGTCCAAGATCAGCTTCATCTTCCCGGTCGTCTTCATCGTGTCAGTCATTCCCCAGGAGTCCTCAAACCGGATCACGCCGCCCCTGTTCCGGTACACGACTGTCTTGTCTACGCCCATACGCGCGATATCAGCACCATAGCGCCCCTTCTCGATGCCGGGTAGCTCGGTGTCAATTCCGGTCTGTACCATCGCGGGGGTGATGAGGTACTCGTCACTGATGTCAGGGAACTCCGCCAGCACCTTGGCTTGCCAGAGCGGAGAACCCTCACCCCAATCACGCCGTCGGTCTTCTACCCACAAAGGAGTCACTAGCTGCTCGGCTACTCGTGCTGGTACCTCCTCTCCGGTGAAGTTGGGCGTGTCGAATGCGGAGATCGTGATGGTGTTCCAGCCGCTGCCCGGCTTGCAGATCTGCGCAAAGTGCGAGCCGGGATCGTCCGGGTTGCCGATGGCCAGAACACGAGCGTTGTCGTTCGTCATCAGCGTCATCACGGCAGTCCACAGCGTCTCGGGAACGCCGCATGCCTCGTCGAGCACGATGAGAATGTAGCGCGCGTGGAGACCCTGGAACGCCTGCTCGTTGTAGTCGGCGGGCTTGCGCCCCATGGCGATCAGTTCCTCGTCGCTGCGCCCCTCTCCCATGTACCACTGGCACTCCAGGGTGATGCGCCCCGGGAGGTTTCCGATGCGCCAGGCGCGTCGGATCTCGCGCCACAGGATCGCCTGAACCTGCGGCCAACTCGGGGCAGTCGTGACCAGGAACGCATCACCCAGCTTGTGAATGTTGAGCCACCAGCATCCGATCCGCGCCGCGATGAAGCTCTTGCCCGGGCCGTGGCATGCCTTCACGGCCGTGTAGCGGTTGTTCACGACGGACTCGCAGATCTCCTCCTGCTTAGACCAGATGTGCTCGTGCAGTACGTCTCGGATCCAGTCGCCGGCACCGTCCATGTACGGCGCAGGCTCCGGGTAGAGGTACCTCAGCGCCGAGGCAACGGTGCCGACCGGCAGCCCCGACTCGTCGCCAAAGCCCATCCAGTCGTCGGGCGGCTTGAGCTTGTTGGCAGTCCTAGCCACCAGCCACCGCGGAAGTGTCGCCCAGCGTGTCGGTCTCGCGCACCAACTTGCCCTCGACAATCTCCGGGATCTCGGGCCGGATCGCTGCCTGATCCATTCGCCCGCCCTGCAGCAGAATGAGGTGCTTGCGGACGGCCTGGCCCCAGATCCGCTTCTGCTTCCCGGTGAAGCTCATGTCGCCCTCGATTCCTTCCAGCAGGCGCGCCAGAGCCAGGCCGAAGTTCTCGGCCATCCGGACGGCGCGCTCTGCGAGGCCGAGAGCAATGGCCTCCTTTGAATAGCGAACCAGCCTGTCCTGGGCGTCGGCGCGGCTCCGCTGGAAGACGTTGAGTTGCTTGCCGGCGATGGTATTCTCGATCCAGTCTTCCTCGTCCACTTCCGCGATCTTTCTGGAGAGCCACTCGACCTCGCCTGCCGTGATCCGGATGCACCAGATGATGGCCTCCAGCGGGTTGATATCGAGCGGCGCTCCCATGAACTGGATCGCTTCCTGCCGGATCGCGTGCTTGCGGTGCGGGGGCGCGTTTCCACCGTGAGAACTGCACTTGCCGGTGCCCAGGTGGTCTGTCCCGGCACCGGCTCGACGCCGGCAGGGGTAGCCGGTGCGCTTCGACTTGACGCCGCAGAGTCCCTTGAGTTGGGTCTCTGCCCGCTTGTCCAGGAGGGGCTGCTTGGTGCGGGTGCGCGCCACTACTTGGGCCGGATCGGAGGCTTGTACGCGATCTTGGGGCCGGTCACCATGACATGCCCGTGGATCGGATCCCAGAAGAAGTTGCGACCCTCGCCCTGGTAGCTGAAGCCCTCCTCAATTGGCTCCCATTCCGGCTCCCGAGTAGATGCATCCTCCACATACACCGGGTAGCCCCATGGAGGGCCAGTGGGGGTAGTGGGCGGGTTGCCAGGCACGGGCGAGAGCTTATCGCATTCGCGGCCTCGCGTAAAGGGGCATGTAGCGGGGCGCGGTTCGTGGATGTTGCTAGACAGCATCCGCGCGTACGCGCGTCGGTATCGCGCGTGCGCTATCTAAACGCCTGCCGAGCTTGCCGCTGCCGCGCGGGCGGGCGCTTGCCGCGAGCGGGAGGCGGGCGGTTATCCATGATGATGTTGGCCCGCAGGATCATGTGGGCCAGCGCGCTGCGCTCGTGATCGCGACCCGGGATCCAAGCGTTCGCGCTCGTCATGAGTGCCCTGTCCTTCTTGAAGCGGGAGGCAGCACCCGACTTCTGCCAGAAAACGGGGGTGTAGTGCTTGGTGCGTCGGTAGCTCTCGTACTTGCCCAGCCGGTACCCTTCAAAGCCCCATGCGATCCGCTCGGGGGCCGTCGTGCTGCGCCCTGGCTTCTCGCCCGGAAACAACACATAGTCTTCGATCACCAGTTCGACCGTATCAGGATCCATCATGCCCCGGGCCACGCAGTCGAACTTGAAGTCCGTCCAAAGCTTGTAGAGCGCGTGGATCTGGTCAACCTCAGTACCCGTGACCGTCGCGGTGCCGTGCTTGATGCGGTCACGCACAGCCTCAACCGCCGAGTGCCTTGACATGGGGCCTGCGTCGATCACGCCCCACGCAACCCCGGTCGATTCACCGGGGTCTATACAGAAGACCCCTCGCATTGTGCTCAATGTGAGTGTTCACCTACTTTCTGCTGCTGAGAGCCAACGCGACCAGCGTCAGCAGGAACAGTAGAATCACCAACTGCGCTCCATTCAGATGAATGTCACTCAGCGCCCCTTCGCTCCCTCACCAGGCTCCAGAGGATTTCCCCCGGAAGCACCTCACCACCCTCGGTGTCGTCAGGATCCTCCAGAACTACGTCAAACGTGTCGTCCGCGTCGAGGATCATGACCCTCCAGCGCCGGTTCTCGTCGTCCAGCATGTCCACTTCGAGCCGGACGATGTTGGTCACCACGTGCGCGTTCTCCTCGTCTGCGGTTTGGTCGCTGTCCTTGCGTGGATACAGGACTACGTCCATGTTGTGTATCTCCCTCCTTTTTCAATGTCCGGTAGAAACCAGGCACGCCCCGGGAGCTTTCCCGGGGCGCGCTCCGCGATTCTAACCCTACCTGAGCCAACTCTTGCCCGCTAGTCGAACGGGTACGGCGTTTCCTTCCGGAATAGAATGGTGTCCACTAGCGTGTCTGTCATGCGGAGGTAGTATTCATCACCCCTGCGGTGGAGCTTGTGCTTGAGAACGAGGCGTAGCAAATACTCCCGGGTCGGCAGATCCATGTCCCAGTAGTGGTTGTTGCGCTCGCCCTCTTGGTACTCACCCCCGAACGTAGCGGCAAGGTTCCTGACCATAAGCTCGCTCGTGTTCGCGAGCACGTGCCGCTCCGGGTGGTTGACATGCAGGCAGTTAGTCATGTCTGCGATGGCCGCCAGGTACGCGAGATCGGTGCGTGAGTATTTGGTGCCGTAAGGCGGGGTGGTCGGGGTGGTCGGCTTGCTCACTTGGCCTTCCTGTCGATGGTCTTCTGGAACTTGGCGCGGATCTCCCGAATGGTCTCCTCCGGGGCGATGTGGTAGTAGTTCCCCTCGATGATCCAGTCGAGCAGCGTGATCTTGTCTTCCAGGCTGTCGATGAACCAGCCCCAGATGGTGTTCCCGCGCTTGGACGTGAACTCGCGCGTCTCACCCACCTTGTAGGTGGCCACGAGGTAGTCCGGCCAGTCACGCGTGTGCGAGATGCAGATCGCACCGGTGGTGGTCACGCTGCGGAACCCCATGCTGCTGTCGAACACACCTGCGAGGTAGTTCATTGCGGCTTCGGATTCCGCAGGAGTGAGTGCTTTCTTCGTCGCCATGTCTCCCTTTCGTTGGAGTTTGGTTGATGCTAAACACCGGCGTACCGGGTCGGGCGCGATTATAGCGCGAAACCGCGCGTCGCGTCGCGCCCCCGGGAGGCAGCTGTCTACGGCCGGAATCATGTCCCCTCGTACGCGCGTGTGACGTACGTGACGCGCTCGCGCGATATATCGCGATTAGCGTATGCGCTTACGAGGAGAGCATGAAAGTCGTAGAGAGGTTTGGCTCCCGGGCGGGACGGGATAATCGCGCGATATGCACGTGCGCGTACGCGAGGGGGTGTGATTGGTGAGGAGGGCGCAGCCGTGGTGGCGCAGCCGTGGTGGCGGGGGAGGTGGCGGGGGATTGGTCGTATAGGGTGTTTCTATTTTGCGTGATGACGCCTGCCCCCGCGAGCGGGGAGTCCCGGAGGGTAAACCCTCCGGGACTCGCGCGAGCTACTTCCCGCGGCGCGACTCCGCGGCGCTCGCCGCGTCGTCGCGCGTCTTCGTCGCGCGGGCGCGCGTCCCGCGACCGGAGTAGTCCCGCTCGCGGACGATCCGCGCCGAGCGGAGATAGCCCTCCGTCTCGGCTTTCGAGACCGGGACTCCGAGCGTCGCGGCGAGCGTCGCGCGGAGCGTATCGAGACGCGCGAGCGTCCCTCCCGCGCGGCGGCGAGCGCCGAGCGACTTCGCGACGACGCTCCGCGGGGCGTCGGGCGCGACGTCCGCGAGCGGGTTCCGCGTCCCGTTCTCGCGGTAGACGACGGCGTCCGAGAGACCGCGGACGTAGTCGCGGGAGAGACCGTACCGCTTCGCGACCGCGGCGGCGACGTCGCCCGCGACGACGTACCCCTTCGGGGCTTCCGCGGCGGCGTCCGCGTCGTAGGCGACGACGTAGGCGGCGAGCGCCGCCGCGCGGATCGTCGCGGGGAGGGGAGTATTCCGAGCCATGGGTTACCTACTTTCTCCGGCGGGTCTCGCCGGGGTTCCGAGCGCCGATCCGTTCGGCGCTACGTCCGTAGCGTACCCCTCGCCGCGGCGAGTCGCCTCCCCCGTTCGGGGGGTTTTCTACTCACCCATTTGGGGGGTTTGAGTTGTCCCCCATTTGGGGGATCTGGGGTTCCGGCCAACTCAACACAACACCAACTCAACAGCCGTAAGCACGTTGTGCTCGGCAAATCAATTCAACTGCGTAAGCCTGTGTCGCAGGCAATTCAACTCAAAGTGCTAAGCCTGCTCTGCAGGCAATTCAATTCAACTGCGTAAGCACGCCAGCGAGAGCATCCATGGCGCCAACTCAAGACAACGGCATAAGCACACTTGCTCGTTGTATTGAGTTGGTAGGCGGCTTCGGCGCTCCGCGCGGGCCGGTGGCTGGTCGCCGGCACAACTCAACACACGTTTCACCCCATTTACCCAACTCAACACATCGTTTCTGGTGTACCGCCAGCTCAATACAACTGCGTAAGCCGTTCCAAATCGGCATTCAGTCAACAACAACTCAATGCATCTTACGCGAGCAACCCAGAAACCCCATCTCAAGAGCGCCGGGTTCGGAGGCACCCAACCCAAACGTTGGCGCCTGATCATCACATTGAAAACCATGCATATACACCGAAACCATCAGCATACCACGACAGACAACGTACCTTAGAAACTCCTAAGAAACACTAGCGACCATCTCTTGGATCAGGTAGGATCGAGGGCGACCCCCGCTCCGCGGGGGTCGGTCTCCCCCGAGGGGGAGAGCGGGAGTTGCAGGATGGCGGTTGATCCTAACCGCGTACCGGGTTCCCGTTGGGCAGTACCTTGAAAATTCATTCGATGATCGGCCCCGCGGGGGACATGAACTCGTCCCCGCGCGGGGTCGAGTCGAGTCCGAGTCCGAGTCAAGTGGCAATCGCTAGACGCCATTTGATGAGAAAGCGGGGCCGGGGTCGCGAGACCCCGGGCCTCAATGGATACGGGCGAGCAAACCCGGGGATGATAAGGGTACGGCGGCAAAAACGGCGCGATCTTGAGGGGTCGCGCCGGGTAGCTTATGGGAGTTGGTCGGGAGACCGCTCCCGGGGAACGGCGGCAGTTGGGCGATTCCCCTACGGGCCTGAACCGATATAGACAAGAGTCCCCCATGGTAACCGGATAGTTGCTCGTCGCGTCTTGCGCGGTTAGAGTTGCCCGAGCGCCGGTCTAGCGAGCGGTCGCATGGGCTAACGGTCATCTGATGACCGGGCCTCCCGGGGGAACGGTATGGACTTGCTACGGCTTTACGACGGGTCGAATGAGCGTACCTTGACAAGAGGGACGGTTGTAGGGAATCGGTTGTCGCCTCCCCTATGGCCTAGCCCGAATAGAGAACGGAGCGCCGAGGATACCATCCGGCAATCTCCTTTCTCGGACAAGATTCAAAAGGGCCTTATCTCTCATATATTTGGTACCCCCTCCTTACGGCGGGGGCGTCGGGCAAGGGCAAAGGCGAAGGACGCCAAAGCCCAAGCCCGGCGCTCCATCGAGGGGAGGCGCCATCCGGCAACGGGGTCGAGCCATGTCCCGTTGGGCGACTCCCCTCGATGGAGCGTTCCAAGAACCAAGTAGGAGCGCCCCGCCAATCCAATCAAAGGAGGTACCGAAATGGACCAGGCGACGCAACGAGCGCGAGCCAAGGCGAAGGCGTTTCGCAAGCAGCAACTGCGAGACGGCAACAGCCTCCGATTGGTCGAGTCCAAGGGTCTCGGGAAGAAGAACAAGCGAGCCGAGACGTTCCCGACCAAGTGTTGCGAATACCGGATCGACGGACGCCAAGTAGCGATCAAGAAGCTACGAACCAAAAAAGGCGTTCCGGTGATGGTCGGCGGCAAGCCCGATTACTACTCGCTCATGGTGGTCGTCGGGGGCCGCAACTGCCATTCCCCGGCGATCATGAAGGGCCGATGTCTAGAGCATCTCTCCGCGACCTACTCCAACGAATAGGGGATGCGGCGGACATGAGCCGCCGATCTCCCGTATTCGCAAGAGCGGGTACGTTACCAAACCCCAAGGAGGGTACCAACCATGAACGAGAATGAGAGACGCGCTCTCGAAGATGAGAGCCGGATCTTGGTCATCGGATCGCTTGAGCCGAGCATCATGTCCGACTTGGACAGGATCGCGAAAGCTCAAGAGGTGATCCATGACCAGTGCCAAGCGGCGGGAACGCTCGACGAGATCAACGCTGCTTGGAAGGCAGCGGAACCCATCCTCGACGCCTTGGCGGATGCCCGCTCCGGAATCTTGACGATTGCGGAGCGGCGCATCACCGCAGCAATCGCGGCGTACCGCTTGGGATGCCTCGACGCGATGATGCACCCGGATGTTCAGAAGGTCATGAACACTCCTGGCGTCTTCCGCGAGGCGTTCGACAACGAGCGCGACTTCCGCGGCAACCAGTTGTACGAGAACGGGGTCGATTGGGAAATCTACCTCAAGGACGTTCGGCTGGGCAAGTAGGGAGTCGCAAGGGAGCGAGCCAACCGCATGGCCCGCCCCCTTGCGGCCCCGTATTTGCGTCCAGCAAGTACGGAAAGCCAATGGAGGGTACCGAATGCCAAAAAAGATCATGAAGAGCGATCTTCCGACCATCGTGGAGATCGCCTACAAGATCGGCATGCTCACCTCGCTGATCATCGACGGCGATCTGGACGACTTGTCCGTGATGTCGCTCGCTGTCGAGCGGGAGGAGCTTGGAGGCCAACTAGAAGCCTATGGCCTCGATGTTCCATCCCTCATCATCAAGCTGAGGGACGTCATCGTGATCCAAAACCCGAAAGGAACAACACTGCTATGACTACGTTCGTCTCTATCGCGTTCGCCATCTTCGCGATGGTGATGGCGATTATGGCGGCGACCATGAATGGCGACCAGTTCGCCATGATCGTCTCCCTCGTACTCGCCATGATCTTCCTCGCAACGTCGGTTCTTGCTGCGAGCGCAACGCGCCGGTAGTAGGCGCTAGGGTTGGGTAGACCGCATTACCCAACCCTGAGCGCGTGCCATCCGGCACGGTCAAAAGGAGGGTACCAATGTCTAGACGCAAGACTGTCGCCGCTTGGGTGATCCTGTTTGCGTTGGCCCTGACGCTACTCGTCATCGAGTACGCCACCAACGTAACGGACGCCAAGGCAGCGGTAGTAAGCTCGAACATGTCGGGCATTTGTCCGGCATGGAGCAAGCAACCTGGCGACCACATCACGTACGCGAGCGGCCATCGCTTCATGGAAGCCTGGCGCGCGAAGCATCCGCATGTCGTATATGCGGGGTGGAGCAACGAGGTCGTCCCAACGTCGGCCAAGGCTCGCTACTCGATCACGTACATCGACGCACAGAACAAGACCCACTACATCTGGTGGGACACCGTCAACCTGTGCCCGGTGACGCCATGACGACCGAATGGACGGACGACTATGGCGTCGTCTACGAGATCAACTACGTCGTGACGCAGCATCCGGATGAAGGCCCGGAGTTCTACGAATGGCGAGAGAAGCCTGTTAGCCCAGAGCACAAGGGCGGCTGGCAGGTTCTGCCTCCGTTCGCGGATGTCCCGGCCGAGGTTAGCGAGCACTTCCATGGCCCGGTCATCGGTGACGAGGTCTACGATCTCCATGCCGGCGATGTGCTCCCAGGCGAGAGCGAGGGCGTGATCTTGACGATCACGTCCACTGGCGCGATCTGCCTCTCACCGATGGGACAGCTGTTCACGGATGAGTTGATCGCGTACGAGGCTGTGATCAACAAGAACCCGGATGAGATCCAGCCGGGCGACGTCATCCGTTCGCAACACCCGAACTGGATCATGGGGCCTGGCCCGCTCCGCGATTTGCTCTACCAGGGCTGAGCAGGAAGTCGGACGCGGTCAACCGCATCGCGTCCGGCCTCGTGTTCATATCCTTGGACACGTACAACCCGTAGGAGGGTACCAATGATCAAGAAGAAGGACGTGAAGATTGGCGGCTACTACGTCATCAAGCACACGTCATCCACGACGGGTCGCCTGAACGTCATCCGCATCGAGGGCGAATGCCAGTACGGCGGATGGAACGCGACCAACCTCAAGACGGGTCGCCTGATCCGCATCCGCAGCAACACCAAGCTGCGGGGCGAGGTCAGGCTCAACCCCGAGTGGGCCACCGGGACGAACATCCCCAAGTGGCTCAAGGTCGAGGCGGCATAGCTATGCGCGCCTACGTCAGAAACAAGCTCGGAGAGCTTGGCATCACCAGCAAGAGCTACGTGCTCGTCAAGGCCAAGAACGGGCGGCTGGTCGAGCACAAGCGCGAGGATGCCGATGACGAGATCCTGCTCCCCGAGATCTGGGGGATCACGATGGAGATGGACGACAAGATCGTCGCCGTCATCGAGTACGAGCCTGGCGAGTATGGAGCGAAGGGCATGTACTACCTGCGCCCCAAGAAGGGAGATCGCAAGAACACGATCTCTCGTCACAAGCTGCAGCGGACGGCAATCGCCGAGTTCATCCGCTTGCGGTACAACCTAGCATGAGCAGCGGCTGGGGCTGGGAGCGAACATTGCTCCCTGCCCCGGGCCTGTGCTCATAATGGGCACTGCCAAGAAAGGAGGGTACCAATGCCAGCGATGAAGGAGAACAAGATCAACACCTTGTTCGAGTTCACGGTCGAGGGCCAGCACGACTTTCCATTTGACATGCTGCGCTTCGACCGCTGTTGGCCTCGCAAGGAGGAGGACACTCCCAACCTCGCCTACTGGCCGAGGGGCAAGAGCGACTCCAAGCGGCAGGTCAGGATGACCGGTCTGCGCATGCCGACCGAGGGCCGTTGGAACAGCTTCGGCTGGAAGATCATCGAGAGTCACGTCGTTCGGGTTGCGTAATGGCCACGAACGACGAGAACCTCAAGGTCTACCACATCGAGATGAACCCGATGGACGGCGCGATCACGGACGTCACGCTCAACTACAACGGCGAGTGGGCGTTCGTGATCCGTGTCGAGAACTGCATCATGCCCGAGCGTCGCGAGGGCGATCCCGAGCCGGATCCCAAAACGGTCGAGGTCGCCAAGGCGACGATCACAGCCGCGCCCATCAACGGCGGCGAAGGACAACAGGCGTCGATCATCCTGACGCTAGAAGGAGAACCAAGTGCTTGATCTTGTCAAGTACCGCTGGATGAACGGCCACGGCGCATGGATCGGCCCCGAGTGGATGTCGATCCCGTCCGATGCCGGTCACGAGCGGGCCAACTACCCGAGAACGACGGCAACCGTGCTTGAGTACGCCAGCGGCGGCAAAGGCACGGTCAAGGGGATCGAGATCATCGAGCGGCTCCATCTGCCCGAGGACATTCGCGTCACGGGCAAGAGCAGCTTGCTGCTCAGCTACACGATCCTGTACGACAAGGGTCGCGAGATGGACGGCGACCAGCTGGTTGCTCGACTGTACGAGCGGATGGACATGCCGAACTTCGGCAAGCCCGATCCCCAGTGACGTGCGGTGGAGGCAGACACCAAGCTGCCCCACCCGGACGTCATCGGTGATGGCGTCAGACAAGGAGGGTACCGAATGCCTAAGCAGTACAAGCTGATCCCGCATCAGGTGATCCTGGTGTCCAGCATCCCGGCGTGCAACTTCTGCCAGGATGGGACACCCGGCCCGTACGACTTCAAGACGTCGCATGGGCCGTGGGCGAACGGCTGTGAGATGCACTGGCGGTCGTACCGGGCGTCAACGACGCTCGGCACGGGCAAGGGCCAGCTGTGGATCACGGCCGACCAGGTGAAGCCATGAAGAAGGGCAAGCACCTTCAGATCGGCGCGGGCAGCCGGAGCAAGCCCCAGGCCAAGGCCGAGGACAAAGCCCGGTCTGCCCGGCATCGTCGCGACCGCAAGGACGCGATCAAGCGGGAGGCCAAGGATGCCTAAGTTCAAGATCCACGGCATGCTGTACGAGCCGTCCTGCGACGGCGCGGACAAGAACGGCTACATCCACTTCTATGACGTCTTCGATGCGGCGACGCAGGAGGCTGCCATGGAGATGGCGTACGAAGACTATGGCGAGTACAACGCTCTCCAGGTCTGCGGTACGGTCTCGGGCAAGACAGACGAGAAGATCTGGCTCGCCCAAAACCCGGACTGAGCAGGAAGTCCAGCGTGTCAACGCGCGCTGGGCCTCGTGTTCAATAAGGGACACGGAACGGAAGGAGGGTACCGAATGCCAGTCACAATCGTGGACTGGCGTGAGAACGAGTTGAAGGTCGGAGACAAGGTGGTCTTCGGATCACCCGACACCCCCGACGAGATCCTCAATCAGATCGGAACCATCATCGTCATCGGTGAGCCGGATGTGAAGTACAATCCGGTGACCGACGCGGACGACGGCGGTTACGGCCTGGAGATCCAAGTCGTGTTCGAAGATGGCAGCGTCGAGAAGGTCGAGGCCAACTACCGGAGCGGCGACGATCATGAGGAAATCTTCGAGGCCAGCGACGACATCGTCTTCGCAGCCGACAAGCACCACGTTCACACGCACACGATCCGCAACGGCAAGCCCGTCTGCGTCTACTGCGGCGAGGAGATGGAACTGTGAGTTCCTGGAACATGCCGCCGGGCGTCACGACGAACATGATCCCGGGCAATCGTCCCGAGGACATCGCAGAAGAGGAGTTCTGGGACAAGTTGGCCGAGAAGCTCCTGGACGCGAAGGTCAAGAGGATCACAGCGACGTTGCCCAGCGGATCGACGCAGAGCATCCTCATCGACGACTGCTGGGACGACACCGACTTCGTCAAGGTCATCCAGACCGCCCGCGATCTCGGCTACCAGCACGGCAGCAACGAGGGTTCGGCAGACGCCGAGGCCGGGATCGCTGCCATGGAGGAAGACATCGCCTCCCAGCTGTACGACTGGCTCCAGACTCGGCCACACGCGAGCGCGAAGCAACTGCTCCGGAAGATGGCAGAGATCAGGACTCACGTCAGAATGCGCGCCGACTAGCACGTAGGCCGCAAATCCTGGCTCGGCCCCCTATGCGGTGGGGGCTTGGCCAGGGTTTGGAGCCTATGTACCGTAGGTTCTGAACCGAAGGAGGGTACCACATGGACGAAAGGGAACCCAAGGCCCGCGAGCGGGCCGAGTTCCTCATCCTGGAACTGTGTGACGGGATGTACTCGCACACGGAGATCATCGCGCAGATGCTGGTAAGCGTCTGGATGAGCGGTGACTGCTCCTACTCGACCATCGCTGACGAGGCTCGCATGCTTCTGGAGCGCGTGATCGAGTTGTTCGAGTCGGACGGTCGGCTGGTGTGGCCTGGGTTGAAGCCCGGGGGCGCACCGCCGAGCGAGCCGAAGTACGAGATCATCCCGGTTGGCGAGAAGCGGCGGGTTTTGGCACTTGACGTCGCGCAACTCCCCAACATCATCCTCGACTACCCTGTCATCGTGTACTTCAGCGCCATGGACTCGGCGTTGTACGCGGCAGCGGCGGAAGTCTTCCGGGACGAGCATGGCGTGCAGTGGATCAAGTTCATCGCACGCAACGGCCACGAGGCAGGAAAGGAGCACATCCTGCGCACCGACCAGGTCGTCATCGTCAGAGACGAGACGTTCCGGGGCGAGTGATGTGGCTCAAGCGATGGCAGAACGCTCGACCGGGCTGGACGCGACGTATTACATGGTACGTCGTGCCACAGACCGATGGGCAGATAATCCATCTGCGCTTCGACGAACGGCTCGCGAACAACGACGCTCGTGAGCGTTGGGACGTAACAGTCCCGCTTGCCCAAGCGGAAGAACTTTGGAATGAATACCAAACAGAGGAAAGCCGCGAGGCCAAGGACATCTTCATCGACATCATGGAGGAACAGGAAGATGGGTGACGGAGGATTCATCCTCGACACTCCCGACCAGATTCAGGCGTTCGCTCTGCTTCAGATCTACTACAAGCTGAAGCTGGAGGTCGAGCACCCGAATGGGCCGAAGTGGCGGCAGTCGCCGCTGGCCCTGGCCTGGGAGATCCTGGCGAACAACGAGATCCACGTTCGCCGGCAGCGCAAGCCCGTGTTCGCGGCGTACGAGCAGCTGCTCAAGGACGCCGGGATCCTGCGCGACAAGGCCTGACGCGCGGCTGGGGATCACCGATCCTCGGCCGGACGTCATGTCCACCTGTACTACCGACAAACCCCGAAGGAGGGTACCGAATGCCAACATCAACTGACAAGCACGATCTTCTTCGGAAGATCCAGGGCTTGTTGGCCAAGGCCGAGTCATCGGAGTTCGAGGCTGAGAGGGATTCATTCTTCACGGCCGCGAACAACATGATGAACAAGTATCGCATCGAACTCTGGGAGATCCAGCAGCACGCTGCGGGCATGGTCATCGACCAGCGCAAGCCGGTCATCCAGGACTTCGACTACAACTTCGCGTTTGAGTCCGGGCCTTTCCCGGAGATCTGCGACGGGCTGTGGTCGCTGTTCCTGTCCACGGCTCGGCACACCAACTGCGTCGTCGTCACGCACATGCAGCACTACAGCAATGCGGACAAGACGTACAAGGGTGGCACCGTTCCGATCATCGGGACGGAGGCCGACCTTGGCTACATGACCCTGCTCTTCACGTCGCTGATGACGCAGCTGATCTCGGCTACGCATCCGACCCCCGACAAGAGTGCCTCCCTGTTCGACAACCTCCGGAAGTTCCGCGAGGCGGGCTGGGGCTGGGACGACGTTGGGAAGGTTATGCAACAGGCCGGATTCGACGCCGACATGGCCCGCACCGCGGCCCGTGACAAGTACATCCGGTACTACCGCAGCGAGTGCAAGAAGCGCGGCGTTGAGCAGAACTACGCCAACTGGAAGACGTTCAGGCGGAACTTCGCTCAGGGCTTCGCTTCGACCATCTCGCTTCGGTTCTCCGAGATGCGTCGCGCGACACCTGGCTCCAGCACTACCGGCATGGAACTCGCTCTCCGGGATCAGGACAAGATCAACCGGGAGTTCATGCTGGAGGAGTTCCCGCTCACGGGCGGCATGCGGGGCGGCAGTAGCAAGGCCGTCTCCCGCAAGCACGACGATGCAGCTCAGTCCGCTGGCAGGAGCGCGGGCGCGCGGGCGAACATCACCGGCAACCCCGGCTCCGGCTTGAAGGGCAGGAAGTCGATCTCCAAGTAAGGAGACAAATGGTCAGGATCACCTACAGTCTCACCCTGACCGACGACGGACACGTCAGAGTCAAGGTGACGAGTCGCAACCCGGATCTGGTCTACGTTCCGGGCAAGACGAGAGCGCAGCTGACCCGCGATGTACTGTTCTTCTTGCGGGTCAGCGACGTTCCCGTCAACAAGGATCGTCTCCAGAACGAGCTAGACGTCATGATCTGGAACAACGTTCCGAGGCATCAATGGTACTGAGCAGGAAGTCCGGGATGTAACGATCCCGGGCCTCGTGTTCGGAATCATCCGGCACGAACCGAAGGAGGGTACCTGTGGCCAAGAAGGCCAAACAAAAGAGCAGGTCGGCTCGTTGGGCGGACGCCGTAGGCGACGCACGTGTCGAGTTCGACAAGCTCCAGGAGCAAGCGAGCGAGCTAAGCAACGCGCTCGGTCGTCTGCTCGATGTCCAGTCCGAGTACAGCGACTGGCATGACAACCTCCCCGACTCGGGTGGCAGCGATGCGACCCGCGAGAAGCTGGAGGCCATCGTTGAGCTTGACATCGAGTCCGTGATGGACAATCCCCTGGAGAACTGGGGCGATGTCGAGCGCCTCATCGACGAGGCAGAGGGCATGGAGCCTCCTGTTGGGTACGGCCGTGACTAAGCTGCCGAGACCCAAGGAAGGAGATGTCCTGACGCTGACTGAAGAAGCCAGCGACCTCGATTCCTGGGAAACGGGCATCGTCATCCAAGTCCACGACAGCTTCGATGAGTCGTGGGATCCGTACGGCGAGCACTGCATGTCCCAGCGCGACTGGGAAGCAGACTACGCCGATGGCCCTGGCGAGTGGTACGCGATCATCTATCACCCGGCGTACCCGGGCGAGACGATGGCCGTCGGCTCGTATGAGGTCACGGAGGTTCGGACGCCATCCTCGGAGGAAGCAACTCTCCGGGAATGGATGAACCAGTTCCGTGAACTCTCCCAGGGTTTGAGGGAGACGATCACGCCAGAGTTCATCCAGTCGCTCGAACCGACCGAGGCCGCGTGGCTGATGGAACACCTTGAGTTGCTCAAGGAAGAAGGACAAAAGCTACACGACAAGATCGACCAGCACCTGGAAGATCGCAGGGAGCAGTAGTTCTGCGGGCGGGTCAGCAATGGCCTTGCCCGGAGCACTCCCGCTCCAGAAAGAGAGGGTACCGAAATGGCAAAACGCAGAACGCCTGTGCCGGCGAAGTTCATCCAGCCGGCAGAGGAGACGGCGAGCGAGCCTCAGCTCAACTACCTGCGCGGACTCCGCGATGGGAAGGATCTGAGCAGCTTGACCCAGGAGCAGATCGACTGGGTCATGGAGGCCGACTTCGACACGTACCCGTCCGAGCTTCCAAAGAAGCGGATGGGCACCGTGATCGAGACGCTCAAGAAGCTCCCGTGGCTGCCCAAGAACAGATCGGACAAGTCCGATCTGCCCGACGGTCGCTATGGGCTGCGGAACGTGCCTGGCCACAAGAACCAGGTCTCGTTCTTCCGCCTCCGGACGCCCAAAGAGGGCGACTGGAAAGGCTACCAGTTCATCGACCAGATCGTCGGACACGGCAAGCGGTTCCCGGTCAAGGAGCAGGCTACCCGGACGAAGATCCGCGAGATGATCAAGGACATGGGCGTGGTCGAAAGCCTCCAGCTGTTCGGGATCGAGTTCGAGCACTGCGGTCGTTGCGGTCGCGAGTTGACCGACGACACCAGCCGCGCTCGGGGCATCGGCCCGGACTGCTGGGAGATTCTGGGGATGAGCTAATGCCCCTCGACAACAGCTGGGAGCCGAAGGGCGAGCACACGATCATCACGACCGAAGGGCCGATCCACCTGAACATTCGGCGGATCGACTCATCGAACATCGAGTGGATCGGCTGGCCAAAGACCGGTCAGAAGAAGGGCAGCGACATCATGGTCGTCTCGTTCAAGAACGCGGCGAGGTACATCTACTTCGGTGTCTCGCGGCAGATGGCGGTCGCCTGCGCGTATGCGGAGTCGAGCGGCGTCTACTTGAACAAGGTGATCAAGCCGAGGTTCGGCTGCTTGAAGGTGCGGTGACCCCGCGAGTCTGGCATCGATGGGTGCCAGGCTCGGAGGGTCAGACACCCTCCCGTTTATCCTGGTAATCAAGGGTAGACGGCTACATGCCTATGCTATATACTCAGTTGCGTAGGTACCGATCATCAACCTATCCGTATAGGAGGGAGCATGCCTCGTCAGAGGACAACGCCCGCGGCGACAGGCCGCGGACGCAAGAGCACGACCCCCGCTCGGGACGGCAACGCCCGGCAGCGGGGCGGTCAGGTCAGCTACGCCGAGTTGGTGAAGCTGGCGAAGCGCGGCATCGAGAGCCACACGGCGGCGGCCAACGAGTTGGGCCTCCCCGTCACCAGCGTCTCGATGCTGGAGTGGTGCAAGGCGCTGGTCGAGGTCGGCGTGTGGGACGAGATCCCGGCGACCGCCAAGGCCGTGAAGTCGGCCAAGGAGAACGACCGGAACCGCTGGGAGTTGATCGCGGCTCGTGCCGGGATCAGCGTCCAGGCCGCTCGTGACCTGTACGGCGACGAGGAGGAGCAGAAGGCAGCGGCCGTCCGCGGTGGTAGCGGCAACGGCAACGGCTCCACCAAGTCGAGCAAGACGACGACCAAGTCCACGGGCACGACGCGTGGCGCCAAGAAGGGCACCGCTGCGGCTGCGGCGTCCGGCCCCAAGAGGGCGCGCACCCTCGCGGAGCGCCGGGCGGCCAACCGCCGGAACCCTTCCTAACGGCGGTCATCGAGTCCATCAGATCCGGCGACCAGACTGAGGTTGAGCAAATGCTCGGTCTCGGTCGCCGGATCTGGCATATCGTCGCGTTTGAAGGGATCAAGCCGTTTGTAGTCGGGCCGAAGGTCATCATCAGCGAGAAGGTGAAGATCCTCCCGGCTGGCAAGATCAAGGTAGGTGACCACTGGGTAGACCGCAAGCGGACTCTCATCCAGGTGTACACCGACCCGGGCGGTATGCAGACTTTGGCCGCCGCTGAGATCCGGCTGGAAGACCCCGGCCGGACTGGAAGGTGATCTTCAGATCTCCCAAGCCCAGACCATCGGGCTGGGAGGTCTGAAGCTCATCCGAGCTTCACTACAGAGAGGGTACCAAATGGACGTAAGTGACAACCCCTGGGATCAGGACGAGAAGGACATGGCCGAAGCAGGCTACGCTCTCTCCAAGATCCCGAAGGAGAAGCATGAAGAGCATCTCTGGGCCGACGGTCTCCTGCTCTGGTGGCACAAGAACCAGAGCCTCCCGACGGCTTGGGAACTCGCCATGGACATGTTCGATGAATGGGACGATCCCGTCTCCACCGACGAGGCGCAGGAGGTTCTCGATTGTCTGATGACTTCGTGAGCCGATTGCCTGTGTTCAAAGCGGTGAAAAGCCAGGATTTCCCGGGTTTTCTCATCGTGACATGCGGGCGGAAGGACTGTGTAGACCGCCCATTCTTGGTCTCGGCGCGCGAGTGGCTTCGGCCACGTAGAGTGCCGAGTGCCAAGGATCAGAAGAAGATCATCATCACCGGCCGAGTCTGCCCATATTGTTCAAAGGCAGGCCGGGTACCGAACAGGTCGGAGATCGGCTAGAATCGACAAGATCGCGGCGGCGCGAGTTCGCACTTCAACGCTGCCCCGCGAGGGGGATCCAGGGTAGATCGGTACCCTCCCCTGGATCCCCCAACTAGAGTTGGGGGATACGTCTGATCTCCGGAATGGACGTGTCAGCGTGAGAAGGCAGGAACCCGGTTCCGGAAATGCCGGGATTGTACTAGCCCCATCCAGTCCAGGAGAAACCAGGGACTGGCGCAACCCCAACCCGGAGCACGATGGCGTACCGCGGTTCGACTCCGCGGGTGCTCTTGCCGTACACAAAGGAGGGTACACATGCCCAAGGGGCAACACGTAGGAACAGGGGTCGAGTTCGTTGGCTCCATTCCCGGCCCAGGACACAGAAGGGGTGGCATGAGTTGGGCTAACCATCTCCAGCCGCTCGTGGCCAGGCCAGGAGTGTGGGCGTTGATCGAGACATGTGACACGCCATCGGCAGCGAACAAGATCCAGTCGAACCTTCATCAGAGACAACTCGTGATTCCGTTTCCAGATCATCTCTGGGAGTTCGCGGCACGCGGCGTCGAAGTGTTCGGCGTCTACAAGGGCAATCGACCAGAGACCAGGAGGACAAAGAGTGGAAGCGTTCGCCGAGCTTACAGAAGAAGGTGATCGCTGCGCTGTACATTTCCGCTACACGCCTGAGGCTGTAGCGGCGATGAACAGGCTCAAGCCGATTGGTGCTCGGTTCCTGAATGCCCAGAATGGCGGGCCTCTCTGGCTCCTTCCTCTTGACCTCGTCGTCATGCGTCGTCTGCGCGAGGAGTTCGGCAACGGACTCACGCTCGGCGCGGCGCTGCGCGCATGGGGCAAGAAGGAGGTAGCCAAGGAGCGTAACCTGAAGACGCTGTCAATCCTTGACGATGTACCGCTCAAGGATCTGAAGCTGAAGCAGAAGCTCCCGAAGCTCGCCAAGTGGTTCCGTCCGTACCAGCGGGCCGACGTGAAGTTCATGGCGACGACTTCCTGCCTGAACCTGCTAGAGCCGCGGCTCGGCAAGACGACCGAAGTGATTGGTGCTGTCTTCGAGGCTGACCTTGAAGACGGGCCGCACCTGGTTGTCGCGCCGAAGTCCACGCTCGACAGTGTTTGGCGCATGGAGATCGAGCGGTGGACAGATCACACCGTCGTGACCTACTCAGGCGACCTCAACGCCGCCGAGAAGGCAGACGCAGAGGGCACGGTCGAGGATTGTCTCCGGGACGGCAAGCCGTTCTGGTTCATCACGACCGCCGACATGGTCAGGCGCGGTAACTTCCCGCAGTTGAAGGAAGGGTGGAACTCGTTCACCATTGACGAGTTCCATAAGACCGGCCTGCCCGAGACGCAGAACCGCTTTCCCAAGGTAGCGAAAGCTATCAAGGCCAAGCGGAAGTACGGGCTGAGCGGAACGCCAATGGGTGGTAAGCCGGTCAAGCTCTTTGGTGCACTCTCGTGGCTCGATCCGAACAAGTTCACGTCCAAGTGGAAGTGGGCTGCGCAATGGCTCGTGATCGAGAACACGTGGGGCAATCACAAGGCTATCGGCAACATCATCCCAGGGCGCGAGGATTCGTTCTATGAGTCCCTCGCTCCCTACGCCATCCGGCGTCTGCGCACTGAGGTTCTACCTCAGCTGCCGGAGACGCAGTGGATCGACGTTTGGTGCACTATGACGCCGAAGCAAGCGATGCAGTACAAGACGTTCCACGAGGAAGCTGAGGTTCGCATCGACGAGTACCATCTGTCGGCGACTTCGGTGTTGGCCGAGTACACGCGGCTCAAGCAGTTCGCGAACCACATGTGCTCAGTCGAGATCCTCTCAGTAGACGATGAGACGGGTTACGTTGACATGAAGGTCAGAGCGACCGAGGAGTCAGGCAAGATCCCGGCTCTGCTGGACAAGCTGGCAGAGCGCGGCATCGACCCCGACGATCCAGACGGCACGGATCAGGCACTCATCGCCAGTCAGTTCCGCGAGACCGCGGAGATGATTCATCGCTACCTCAATCGGTACGGCATACCCTGCGAGATCATCTCCGGAGCGGTGCACCAGACAGAGCGGAACAGGATCCAAGCCGACTTCCAGGCCGGCAAGGTTCGGGTCGCGATCTTGGTAACGGCTGCGGCCGGTGTCGGGATCACGATGAACCGCGCTACGGACGTACATATCCTGGACGAGACCTGGAACCCGGACGATCAGACCCAAGTCACGGACAGAGCGGTCGATACGACGCGGCACCATCAGGTGACTGCGCTCGTCTATCGCTCAAGCGGAACCGTAGAGGAGTACATCAAGAAGGTGAACGACGGCAAGCTCGACGTGAACAAGAACATCCTCGATCTGCGTCGTCAGATTGCGAAAGCGTATCGTGGGCGCACCTGAGGTCGCCTGCGTCGTTATCGGCGTAACAATCGGGACGATCAAGTTCTGGATGGACAAAACCGCCGAGCGAATCCCCGAAGATGACCCCGAAATCGTTGAAGGCGAGGTCGTTGACGAGGAGGATCTGCTGGAACTAGAGCGTTGGTTCGACGCCTAACCGCCGTTGGGAGGGGGTACCAAATGTATGAGAAAGGTGACTTATACCATCCAAATATTCCTTTTACGCGCGGGCGATTCGCGCCCGCGTGGCAACCCTCTATCAGCCGAAACTGCTATCCTCGTAGGCGCATATACGCGCGTACGAGGAGACATGTTTTTCGTTCGGAGGGTCGCGCGGCCGGGGGCGCGGCGCGTCCGCGTTTTACGCGGGAGCCGGGGCCGACAACTCAAAACAGGCCGCTCGGAGCGTCTTTTTTCTAGGGGTTGGGGGCTTTACGCGGTGTTTGGTTTCTAGTAGAGTCCCTATTTCGGGCCGTTCTCGGCGTTGGGTGGCACCTCTCGTCGGACGGCAAGACCGTTAGGAGGGAGTAGATGTCAACAATCCAACGCCGTCGGCGGCGATCCGACTTGGTGAAGCATCGGGAGACCGTTGGTGTGCCGGGCAGCCACCCAATCGGCGCGGGGGCCGACGGTCTCCCAATGCTTCGCACGAGCGAGCGCGGCACCTTCAAGCGGTGCCGCTGGAAGTGGTGGATGGAGTTTGAGGAAGTCCTAAAGCCGAAGCATGACATCCCACCGCTCCGGTTCGGCTCGCTCGTACATATGGCGCTCGCGGACTACTACAAGAAGGGAGTCCGGCGCGGGCCGCATCCCGCCGAGTCATTCGTCCGCTACTACGACGAGGAGGCCAAGTCGCAGGGCGAGTTTGGCTTCAAGGTCGAAGACTTGGAGGAGGATGAGGTCTGGGCGGAAGCTCGCGATCTCGGGTACGACATGCTCAACGCCTACGTCAAGCACTACGGGCGGGACGAGGAATGGGAAGTGCTCGTCACGGAGCAGCCGTTCCAGCAGCTTGTCCGTGGGCCGGACGGTAAGCCGCTGTTCATCTACGTCGGTACGCTCGACTTGATTATCAAGAATCGGCGTACCGGAAAGATCCACATCGTCGATCACAAGACCGCGAAAGCGATCAACGTGATGTACCTCTCGCTCGACTCGCAGGCGACCGGCTACTGGACGTGGGGGTTGGACTGGATATACGAGCAGGGGCTGCTCAAGCCGAACCAGCGCCCCGCCGGAGTGATCTACAACCACCTGCGTAAGCAGTTCCAAGACGACCGCCCGAAAGATGCTGGCGGATTCTCGCTCAACCAGGACGGTAGCGTAAGCAAGAAGCAGCCGGCACCATACTTCGTCCGCACGCCGATCTTCCGCGACTTCAACGAGCGCGCCGCGGCGAAGCAGCAGGTACTCGCGGAGTTTTGGGACATGGAGAACGTTCGGCGCTCCGACCGCATGGAAGGGCCGGATTCGCCTCCCGCGGGAGCGTACAAGAATCAGGGGCAGTTCACTTGCCCGGGATGTTGGTGCTTCGACTTCTGCGAGCTACACGAGATCGGCGCAGACTGGCATGAGATGCGCGGTCACGCTTCTCGCGGGTGGGAGCCGTACGAAGCCCATCAAGTCTACACGGACGAGACGAAGTGAGGTGAGGTTCATTGCCTAATATCCAACCAGCCGGGGCGTCTGCGAAGGTCAGCATGCTGATCCACGCGGACATCGGCTGGGGAAAGACGAGTCTGATCGGAACGGGCGGGAAGGATTACAAGATCCTCGTGATGCGACCGCCCATCGACCACGCCGACCCGATCATCGGAAGCGGCGTACAGGAAATGGTCGTCCGCGATTGGGAGGAGATATTCGAGGGGCTGGAGTACGCCCAGCACATGAAGGAGGGCGAGTGGGATTGGTTCTGGCTCGACTCGATCTCGCTCCTCCAAGACGTAGGACTGGACGACGTGTACGGGAACATCCTCGACCGCAAAGGGCCGGTCGGCTCGCAGGCCCGCAAGGATCGCGAGCAGTTCGGGCCAGACCGCGGCGAGTACCGCGTCAACATGTGGCGACTCGGACAGTGGGTGCGGCACATGGTCGGCGCGGGAACGGTCAACCTCGGCATCACGGCTCACTCGTTCTGGTGGGAGCCAAACGACTTCGGGGTAACACCGTCCTGCATCTGGCCCTGGGTTCAGGGAAAGATGATGCCGCAGAAGATTTGCGGGATGATGAACATCGTCGGGTACGGCGACATCGAGACCCGCGAGCATCGCGGGAGGAAGCGGACAGTCCGCGTTCTCCATACCAACGCGACCGAGAACTACTACGCCAAGTGTCAGATCAAGCTTCCCGACGGAGGCTCGGTGTTCGGTACGGGCGACGTAGTCAACCCAACGCTTCCGGGTATGGTGGAGGCGATCATGAAGGGGCGCACCAACGGTGGCGCGTCCAGACGACGTAGGAGGAGGGAGCAGTAGTGGCAACGGTCAAGTACGACGTAAGCAACGTGGAGTCGGGTGGAGGCGGCGAGCAGCCGCAGCCCGGTCTCTACAAGGGCAAGATCAACAGCATCAACGTCCGGGACAAGAAGTCGGACGGAACGGCCGTCAGCGACCTGGAGATCACGGTCAGCGTCGGCGAGGAGTACGGCCTGCTCTGGACGTACATCAAGCTCCCGACCGACGCGAACTACAACGAGGCCGCGCACGGCTGGAAACTGCGTGAGTTCACCGACGCGATGAAGCTCCCGCCGAAGGGCAACCTCGACACGCAGAAGCTCATCGGCAAGGAAGTCAACGTCAAGGTCGTCGCGGACACGAACCTGGAGGGCGAGTACCGCGGCCGGGTCAAGAACCTGTTCGCACCCGGCAAGATCGAGGAGGATGGCGAGGACATCCCCGAGGGCGACGGCGAGGAGCCGCTCACCGAGGCCGAACTCAAGGAGTGGTCGAGCGAGGATCTGAAGGAGGAGTTGGACGCCCGCGAGATCCAGCTCACCGGCCGCTTCTCCGCGGCCAAGGCCATCGCCGCGATCCTGGAGGATCAGGGCGAGGGCGAGGAGCCAGAGGCAGAGGAGTCGGACGACGACGCCGACGCCAACGGCACCGGCATGCTCGACCCGGAGTTGATGGAGGATCTCCGGTCGGACGCCACGTACTACGACGACTGGGAGACGGTTGACCTGGAGGCGTACGCGGGTGAACTCGGGATCGCCGGCAACGTCACCGGGCGCAAGACGAAGCAGAAGTGGATCGACGAGATCGTCAAGCTGGCCAAGAACGCCGAGGCGCTCGGCAACGGCGCGGGCGAGGGGTCGGGTGAGGAGTCCGAGCCGGACGACTACGACGAGTGGGACGAGAACGACCTCAACGACGAGATCACCACCCGGAACGAGCAGGGCGCGGAAATCTCGATCAAGGGACGCAAGACCAAGGCGAAGATGGTCGAAGCCTTGCGTGCCGACGACAAGGTCGCAAACCCGTTCTAGTCGCGGCCCAATCCGGTGCCGGTATCCGCGAGACATCTGCGTCTTCTACGGCCGTACCTCATCGGTCGGCCCAAGAAGAACGGCGAGTGGGACATGCTGTGCCCGCTCCACGACGACACGAATCGGTCGGCGTCGCTCAACACGCTGACCGGCGAGTGGTTCTGTCACGCTGGATGCGGCGGCGGTCGGGTCGCAGACCTCATCATGCACCAGTCGCGCTGGGTTCCGCCGGGGAGGGCCGCAATGAATGGCTCTCCTCGGCGGGGCGGGGCCAGCGCGCAGGAGATCATCACCGAAGGCAAGATCAAAGGGTGGCATGCGGCTCTCCTCGATGATGAGACAGTGGCCGACTATCTCGTTAGCCGTGGTATCCATACCAAGACCATCATCGACTTCGAGATCGGTTGGGATCGCGACCGGGAAGTCTACACCATCCCGATCCGCGGCCCGATGGGAGAGATTTTCAACGTACGTCGCTACACGACTCGCGAGGGTAAGACCAAGATCTGGAACGTCACCGGCATGAGGCCGACCGAGCTATACCCGCTCAACCAAATCAGCGCGGATCGAATCATCATCTGCGAGGGAGAGTGGGACGCTCTTGTCACTATCCAGAACGGCTACCCCGCGATCACCCGAACGTCCGGGGCCAAGACCTGGAACCCCCGGTGGAATCCTCTCTTCAAGGGCAAGCTCGTCTTCATCGCGCAGGACTGCGATGCGGACGGGCAGAGCGGCGCGGGCAAGATCGCCCGCTCGCTCGCCAGGATCGCGGACGTACGAATCGTTCAACTCCCGTACGAGATCGTAGACAAGCACGGAAAGGATCTGACCGACTTTTGGGCAGAGCACGACGCTATCGACTTCGAGCGGTTGCTGACCGAGGCACACTCACCCAAGAAGAAGCCAGCCGGGGAAGCAGAGGTCATTACGGTACTCGACTCGTTCGACTCGCATCGAGTCGGAGATCCGGTCAGGCTCCAAGTAACGATCAAGGGCAAGAAGGAACCGGGCTACTCCGTCCCTCGACTCGCGAACCTCGCTTGTACGCAGGACGCGGGGCCGAAATGCGCGGTCTGTCCTCTCAACGGAGCGGGAGGCAACGCCGAGCTAGAGATACTTCCGACCAGCCCCATGATCCTCGGAATGATCGACGCTCCGGAGATAACTAGACGGGAAATGCTGCGCCAGGAGTACGGAGCGCAGAAGTGTACCAAACTCAACATCGAGGTATCCGATCACCAAGCCGTCGAACAACTGTTCGCTCGACCGTCCATAGACCATGCGGACGGGACACAAGCACGCGACTACAAGAACATCAAGATCACGTCGGTGGGAAGACACGACACAATGGCAAACACCACTGTCGTCGTCACCGGCGCGCTCTACCCTTCCCCAAGGGACGCAAGCAACGAGTTTCTCGCCTGGGAAGTCCAACAACAACAAACGAGCGTAGACTGGTTTGACTTGACGGGCGAAGCGGTCAAGATGATGATGCGATTCCGACCGCGGGGAAGGCAACGTCCACTCAAGAAGCTCGGAGAGATCGAGCGCGAACTAGCGAGCCACGTCACAAAGATCATCGGCCGTCCTGAGATGCACGCGGTCATGGATCTAACGTTCCACTCGCCTCTCTCCTTCAAGTTCGGAGGTCAGCTTGTCCACAGGGGTTGGCTCGAATCTCTCATCGTTGGAGATACTCGCACGGGGAAATCGGAAGCTGCTGAACGACTCGTTCGACATTACGGCGCAGGAGAAATGGTCGGAGGCGAGGCAGCTACTATTGCTGGCCTGGTTGGAGGAGTCCAGCAGATTTCTGGACGCGATTGGGCCGTTACTTGGGGAGTCATTCCTCTCAACGACCGACGACTGGTTGTCATCGATGAACTATCAGGTCTCCACCCGGAGGAGATCGCCAAGATGTCCGACGTGCGGGCGTCGGGGATGGCTCGCCTCACTAAGATTCAGCAGGAGGTCACATTCGCACGTACACGTCTCCTCTGGCTCGGAAATCCTCGACACGGAGGAATGGATCAGTTCACATACGGAGTAGACGCGATCCGTCCGCTCATCGGGAACCCGGAAGACATCGCACGCTTCGATCTCGCGATGGCACTCTCCAAGTACGACGTCAACCCGAACGAGTACAATAAGCGGATCGAGCCTGGCGAACTCAAGTACACGAGCGAAGCCTGCCACACGCTGCTGATGTGGGTCTGGACGAGGCAGCCCGACCAGATCGGTTGGGCGGGAGGAGCGGAGGATGAAGTCTACCGACAAGCAAACGCCATGGGAGACCGATACGTCGAGGATCCTCCTCTCATCCAAGCGGCCAATGCCCGCATCAAGATCGCTCGCGTTGCCGTCTCTCTCGCGGCTAGAACGTTCAGCAGCGATGAGAAAGGTGAGCGAATCATCGTCAACAAGGAGCACGTCCAAGACGCCGTAGCGTTCATCGACCACGTCTACGATATGCCAACACTCGGATACGCGGAGCGGTCGAGAGAACGGATCATGGACGTGCAGGAGGCTCGCGAGCATAGAGACGAGATCCGGACATACCTTCTAGAGCAGCGGGGGCTTGCCAAGCTTCTCCGCAGCGCGAGCAAGTTCCGGCGACAGGATCTAGAGGAGGTTCTGAACGTCTCTCGCGAGCAAGCGAACGCGATCATCAACCGTCTCTACCGGGCGAGAATGATCCGGAAGGATACGGGTGGTGGGGACAACATCGTGGAGCCGACGCTTCACGAGCTATTGAGGGAGGTCAGATGGTAGACGACGAAGACTACACCCCGGCAGTACGGCCACCCAACGCACCCGGCGGCGACCGTGTCCGTTTCGAGCGGGAGGGAGCATATGAGCATTCGTTGTTTGGCGGCGGCGCGGAAGACATCGAAGCGTCCATCATGCGTTCGACGACCCGCAACGTCCAGATCATCGGATGGAACATCCTGGGTGTATCGGACACTGTGGGTGAAGTCGGCGCTGGAACGTTGCAGTCGATCACGTTCCAGCTAGAGCGGAACGGCGAGCGGAGAGACCTCACGATCAACGGTATCGGGCTGGAGGTTGTGATCTCGTGAGGATCGCCATTCTCGGAGCAGGCCCGGCCGGTCTGATCGCGGCGCACGCCGCGGTCGAGCTAGGCCATGAGGTCAAGGTCTACTCGCGCAAGGTACCGAGTCAGATGTACGGCGCGATGTTCCTACACGCGCCCGTACCCGGCGTCAGCCCCGAGCAGCACGAGCTAGAGATCGACGTCATCAAGTCCGGCGAGCGCGAGGGCTACGCCATGAACGTCTACGGCGACCCCGAGGCACCGGTCAGCTGGGATCGCTTTGAGGAGGGCGTCATCCTCGCTTGGAGTCTGCCCGAGGCGTACCGTCAGCTATGGAAGATGTACGAGGATCTGATCGTGCCCTGCGAAGTCAGCGCCATGTCCGCTCGCGGGTTAGTCGCGATGAGCGACGTCACCTTCACGACGATCTACGCCAGGACGCTCTGCCGCGATTCTCGGCACGAGTTCAAGTCGCAGCGAGTCTGCATCGTTCATGGGCCGAAGACGGACGGCCGAGAGCAGCGCAACATGATGTACTACAACGGGTGGACGCCGGACGGCTTGATGGACTACATCGGCTTCGACTGGTACCGCTACTCGCTCATCAACCGCTACGAGTCATGGGAGTACCGCGACGGCCAAGTGCCATTCCACGTCGAGAAGGAAGCGGTACCGCCGCATCACACCGTCAGCTACGGCGAGAAGCCGATCTGGACGACTTGCGACTGCAACCCGGAGATCATCCGGCTCGGTCGGTTCGGGCAATGGGACAAGAACACGTTTGTCCATCACTCCTACGAGGCGGTGAGGAATGCTCTGCTCAAACTGTAGCCAGATCATTCGGCCGGTCGTCGCGCTCGACATCGACGGGACGATAGGC